GTTTTACAAGAAATAAAAGACACGGGTGTTATTGCACTTCCTGCTGAACTTCAAAGATTTTCAAATACACTAAAAACTAGTTTGGCTATGAGCGCAAGTGATGTTGCAGGAATGTTAGGAGTAGACTACGACACATTATTTAATAAAACTGTAGAAACATTACAAAAGACTGGCGATATATTCAGAGACGACGACGGAAATTCTATTAGTGCTCAAGAAGCAGCTAAGAACCAAATAAACAAACTTATTGACAGTATCGATACTGACGATTTATTATTTAGAATACTTGAGTCTATTAACGGAATGTGGAATTGGTTTCAGACTGTTTGGCCTTCAAGTTTCGGTGGCGCGTCAGCAACTGAAAGACAGGTTAGTGGATTTAACGAGATATTAAACCGTGCACGAGAAAGCATTAATAATATATCTTTAGGTCCTGGCGGCGACGATCAAAGAAGTATTTCAGAAATAAAAGATAACGCGATTGAAGAAGTACTACAATATTTGAGAAACAACCAAGATTCAAGATATGAAATTGCTGGAGATTATGGGTACACCGAACTTGAACAAGCTAGATCAATAAACCGTTTTATTAATAGTTTAATCCCGCTTAAAAAAGCAATAAATATATACGATACTCCTGCCGTTGCGAATGATGAAAATATAACATATGAAACTGAGAAGCTAAGTCAGGCGGTAGATAAAGTTATAGCAAGATGGGTTTCTGATGAAAAGTTAGATCAAGGAATCAGAAACATAATAATTGAATCAATTAACACTGGTGAGGTGATACCACCAGAAGTAATTAGGGATATTGGAGAACGTGTCATGCCTAACTCTTTAATAGACTATAATAATTTTCTAAAAAGCTTTCAAGAGGCTATAGATAAAATTGATCAGGGTATGAATAACTTAACAACAACTGTTGAACGCGGAAACCATAGACTAACAAATGCATTTGAAGAAGGTCCCCGATAACAAATCTATAAATACCATAATACAAATGAAAGAGATTATAAAATATGAGTTGGAAAAAACATTTTACCGTTTATCAGAGTAAAAATAGTCGCTCTGGTGGTGGAAAAGAAGGATATAATAGTAGATTTCAAAGTTGGCTACCAGAAGTTTATACTGGTATGCCTAACCGTGTTGAACGATATATGCAATATGACCAAATGGACATGGATAGTGAAATAAACATGGCTCTTGATACTATTGCAGAATTTGCTACACAAGTTGACGAAAAAACCGCTTCACCGTTCCAAATAAATTATAAGAGCAATCCAACTGAAAGTGAAGCAAAGATAATTGAACAAAGTTTAAAACAGTGGTGTAACATTAACGACTGGGATAGACGAATTTTCAGAACATTTCGTAATGTTATTAAATATGGAGACCAGCCTTTTATTCGTGACCCAGAAACTTGGGAATTACTTTATGTAAATCCGCAAGATGTTATTGGTGTTGTTATAAATGAAAGCGAAGGCAAAGACCCAGAGCAGTATATTCTTAAAGAATTGGATTTAAATGTACGCGACAAAACTGCGTCTACTCCCATAACAGTTAATAAAACAACTGGTGGAATATCTCCTACCAATTTTACAAAACCTAATAATCCAACATTGAACACAACATATGGTTCGCAAGTAGCCTATGGTAACAATGAAGAAGTTTATGTTGATAGTAGTCACATGGTTCATATCGCAATGACTGAAGGCATGGATGGCAATTATCCATTTGGTGCAAGCATTTTAGACCCAATTTTTAAAACATACAAACAGAAAGAATTGCTAGAAGACGCAATTATAATTTATCGTGTCCAACGTGCACCAGAACGCCGTGTTTTCTATATTGACACAGGAGATATGCCGCCGCACCGTGCAACTGCATTCCTTGAAAAAGTAAAGACTGAAGTTCACCAAAAACGTATTCCAAATAAAACAGGTGGCGGCAGTAATGTTATGGACGCACAATATTCTCCACTAAGTATGTTGGAGGATTACTTTTTTGCACAAACACCAGATGGTCGTGGTTCTAAAGTTGAAGTTTTACCTGGTGGCGACAATCTTGGCGAAATAAGTGACTTACAATTCTTTACAGACAAAATGATGCGAGGACTTAGAATTCCGTCAAGCTATATGCCAATGGCTCACGACGATAGCGGCCCAAACTTTACAGATGGTCGTGTAGGAACTAGCTTCATTCAGGAATTCCGTTTTAACAAATACTGCATGAGATTGCAAAATATTATTCAACCAGTGTTTGACCGCGAATTTAAAAGATTTATGAAGAATCGTGGATTTAATATTGATAGTAGTATTTTTGATCTAAGATTTGCAGAACCACAGAGCTTTAGTGATTATCGTCAAATTGAACTTGATAGTGCACGTGCTGGTGTATTTGGTCAGGTTGAAGGAACACAATATCTAAGTCGTAGATTTATTCTTAAAAGATATCTTGGACTCACTGACGACGACATTCTTGAAAATGAGCGTATGTTCTATGAAGAAAATGGCGACAAGTTTTCTGAAATCGCTGGCAGTGACCTTAGTGGCGGCTCTGGGATGGAAGACATGGGCTTTAGAACCGGAGATTTTGACGAAGAGATGGGCGAATTTGGCGAAGGCGAATTTGGTGGCGAAGGCGATTTTGGCGAAGGCGAATTTGGGGTAGAATCGCCCATAACTGGAGCCGAAGGCGGTGAGCCGCAAGATACACAAGGAACTGTATAATGTCTATTATTAACGAATATTATGAAGCACGAGATGATGAGTTCACAAAACATTATCCGGACGATACAAGAAAAGTTCATCTTACGCTGAGACATCTTAACTTATTGAGAAAAAGGCGTGAGCTACAGAACTTAGAAAATCAAGCTAGAATTGAAAGATTTAAAGTAATTTATGGTTCAAGTGGAGAAGAAAGTGGCGGCGGATTAGAATTTTAATAAAAATCGCATTTTTTTGTACAAAAACGCATTTTTTTTCGTTATTATATAAATAAAAACGATTGTATATGACAACGCTGTGTCACATATTTAAAGGAGTATTAGATAATGAGCAATAAGAAATTAGAGCGTGTATTGCAACTTATCATTAATGAAGAAAACGATAAAGCAAGTGATCTTCTGCATGATATTTTTGTTGAAAAAGCACGTACCATTTACCTAGATATGGTTAAAGAAGACGAAGACCTAGAAAGAATTATGTCAGAAGCAGACGATGATGAGTATGACTTTGACGTTTCTGATATGGAAGACGATTTAGAAGATGATGTTTCCGAAAGAATTAACACGTATGATTCTGAAATTGACTCTGAAGAAATGTATGAAGCCGACGACGACGAAGAAATGGACATGGATGACGAAATGGACATGGACGACGCAGAAATGGATTTATCCGATGAAATGGGTGATGAAATGGACGATGAAATGGATTTATCCGATGAAATGGGTGATGAAATGGGCGACGAAGGCGCATCCGATGCAGACGAGGTATTCATGAATGTTGAAGATGCACTAGAAGAATTGAAATCATATTTTGCCGATTTAGTTGGCGATGAACCAGACGAAGAATCCGAAGATGAATTCGCGGCTGACGATTATGAATATGACGAAGAAGGTGATGATTCCGAAATGAACGGCGAAATGGACATGGATATGGACATGGAAGACGAAGATGAAGAAGAAATCAAAGAAAGCGTTAACCTAAAGAAAGTTTCCGAACCTGCTATGAAAGGCGGAGACGACGGCAAAGCTTCACCAGTTGCAAAAGGCAAAGGTGACAAGCTTGGTAAGCCAATGAAAGATGCTATCAAGAATACTACTGAAACTGGCGGTAAAGCAGAAAAACCAAAAGAAATGGGCTATGATGGTCCAGAATCTGTTGGAACAAAACTAAAACCAGCATCAGTTCGTAAAATGAAAGGTTAATGTGATATGTTAACACCACTTAGGGAAATAATGACACCACAAAATGCAAATATTGTTACCGAATCCGTTGAAGATGGAAATGGCGGCAAGGATTTGTATATGCGTGGAATTTTCATTGAAGGTGGTGTGAGAAACCAGAACCAGCGTATTTATCCTGTTAATGAAATTGTCGGTGCCGTTAAAACACTAAAAGAAAAAATTTCAAAAGGATTTTCGGTTCTTGGAGAAGCAGATCACCCAGAAGACCTCAATATTAATCTAGACCGAGTTAGTCATGTTATTACAGAAATTAACATGAACGGAAATGATGGTATTGGCAAACTTAAAATGTTGCCCACTCCCATGGGCAATGTTTGTAAAACGCTACTAGAAAGTGGCGTCAAGCTTGGAGTTAGTTCCAGAGGAAGCGGCGACGTTGACGCAAATGGAAATGTAAGTGGATTTGAAATAATAACTGTTGATATTGTTGCGAATCCAAGTGCACCAAATGCTTACCCTACCCCGATTTATGAACATCTTATGAATCATCGTAGAGGTAATGTCATTTGGGACGCTGCAAATGCTGCGAAGTATGACCCAAGTGCACAAAAGCACCTCCAAAATGAGGCTGTGAATTTCATTAGAGACCTTGGGAGAAAATGATGAATAAAACATTCGAAAATATAATGAACTCCGAGTTTCTATCAGATGAAGTCAAAGCAAACATTTCTGAAGCTTGGGAAGCAAAAGTATCTGATATGCGCGAAGAAATCGCTGCTGAGTTGCGTGAAGAATTTGCTGCGCGTTATGAAAATGACAAAGCACAAATTGTTGAAGCAATGGATGCTATGCTTACTGATGTTATCAAAGAAGAGTTGAATGAATTTACTCAAGATAAAAAAGCACTACAAGAAGATAGAGTTGCATATCGCAAATCTATTCATGAACATGCAAAAATTCTTGACAAACACATCAACGAATCGCTGAAGAAAGAAATTGCTGAACTTAACGAAGATAGAAACCAGCAAAAAAACAATGTTGCCAACCTAGAAAAATTTGTTTTGGCAAAATTGACAGAAGAACTAAACGAATTCCATATTGACAAAAAAGCGTTGGTAGAACAGCGTGTCCATATGGCTAAAGAAGGAAAGCGTGTTATTGAAGAAGCCCGTTCTCAGTTCATAAAGAAAGCTGCTGCAAGAACAGAAAAACTTATCGAGAATTCTCTTCGTGGTGAAATTAATGTCCTAAAAGAAGACATTAAAACTGCAAAAGAAAATAAATTTGGTAGAAAGATTTTCGAAACTTTTGCAACTGAATTTATGACTAGTGCCCTTTCAGAAGGAACACAAATTTCTAAGCTTTCTAAAAAGCTTAAATTCACTGAATCTAAGTTACAAGAAAGCGCCAAAACTCTTGAAGAAAAGGATAAAGCAATTATGGAAGCCAAACGTTCCGCTACAATCGTTCGCGATTTGAGCAATCGTAAAGCTATCATGAATGAAATGTTGTCCCCATTAAACAAAAGTCAACGCGAAGTTATGGTATCGCTGCTTGAAAGTGTAAAAACTGAAAAGCTACGTGATACTTTCGACAAATACTTACCGACTGTATTAAATGAAAGTAAACCCACAACTTCAAAAAATAAGGCAAAGCTAACCGAAGGCAAAACCGTTGTCACTGGTGATAGAGCTTCACGAACCCAGCCAGAGACTGAAGGTTCCGCCGAAATTATTAGAATTAGAAAATTAGCCGGATTATAAACGCTAAGGAGATATAAAAATGGCAAACCTATTTGAACATTGGTCAGCTACTAAAGAAGCACTAACTGACGGGCTGACAGGAAATAAAAAAGTAGTTATGGAATCTGTATTGGAAAATACAAGAAGAAACCTAACTGAAAGCGCAACTGCAGGCGCAACTATGGCAGGTAACATCGCGACACTAAACAAGGTAATTCTACCTGTTATTCGTCGTGTTATGCCAACTGTTATTGCCAACGAACTAATTGGTGTTCAACCAATGACTGGTCCCGTTGGACAAATTCACACTCTACGTGTTCGCTATGCAGAAAGTGCTGCTGGTGTTACTGCTGGTCAGGAAGCACTAAGTCCATTCGCAATTGCAAATGGTTATTCAGGAAATGGCGCGTCCTTCCCTAACGGAAAACCGTCATCTACTAGTACCCTTGAAGGTCAGGTTGGTCGCAAGTTGAACATCCAGATCGTTAAGCAGACGGTTGAAGCAAAATCACGTAAGTTGAGCGCACGTTGGACTTTTGAATCCGCGCAAGACGCACAAGCGATGCACGGAATCGATGTTGAAGCAGAAATCATGGCTGCTCTTGCACAAGAAATCACTACTGAAATTGACCAAGAAATTCTTGCATCACTTTCAAGCCTAGCTGGTGGCTCCGCGTATACCTTTGACCAAGGTGCTGTTAGCGGAACTGCAACTTTCGTTGGTGACGAACATGCTGCACTTGCGGTTATCATCAACAAAGCAGCAAACGACATCGCGGCAAGAACGCGCCGTGGTGCTGGTAACTGGATAGTTGTTAGTCCAAGCATCCTAACTGTTCTACAGTCTGCAACGACTAGTGCATTTGCAAGAACTACTGAAGGTGCATTTGAAGCTCCAACGAACACTAAGCTAGTTGGAACTCTAAACAACACTATGAAAGTTTATGTAAACCAGTATGCAACTAACGATGATATTCTAGTTGGTTATAAAGGTCAGAGCGAAAGCGATGCGGCTGCATTCTACTGCCCATATGTTCCTCTAATGAGCACCGGAACTGTTCTTGATCCAAATACTCTAGAACCAGTTGTTGGTTTCATGACTCGTTACGGTTATGTTGAATTGTCAAACAGCGCAAGCTCACTTGGCAACGCTGCTGACTACCTAAACAAGATTGAAGTTACTACTGCAAATCTATCATTCTCCTAATAGAGAAGACACAGCAAAGATAGTGGAAAACGGCCTTCGGGCCGTTTTTCTTTTATAAATCGTTGACATAGAGTTCCTTCTGTGATATAAATATGCCTATGACTTATCGTAGATACTGGGATTGTGGAAATCTAGTATTTGAATACACTGCTCCTTAAATTATAAATACTATAATAATATAGGAGTTTCGCAATGGCTAATAATAATCAGACCAGATTAAGCCAAGATTTATTCGTTGATGGTGATATTGAATCTACTGGTAATATGCAAGTTAACGGTGACTTGCTCGTAAGCGGATTTGTTGGACAACCCCCTCAGAATGATAGTATAACTAAGTGTAGTGCTATCTTTACTGATTTAACTGGTTCTCTTTCAAAAACGCTAGAAAATGTTGAATTTGTTAACAATTTTAATAGTGGTGATAAAATTAGAATTTATAATGCATCTCCGCAAGGATTTAGTCAAACGCTAGATACACCAAATACTACAATCCAGTTATATTCCCCACCAAGCACACTAGATGACCCATTTAGTTCTACGTCATTTTATTATAAGATAGCAGATTTTGATTTAACTAATGGTCTAATATCACAATCAAGCGGCGCATATAGCATTAATGTTTTATTTCCAATTGATGAATTTTCTGTTGAAAGATTTATAAAGCTTACATTCACAAATACCCCAAACGAAAATAATGCAATTCTTGTTTACAGAAGTGTTGGCGATGCCAGTAACTATAAACTTTGTGCGGTTCTTGGTCCAAAAGATTATCAACAATCTTATATTGATTACTACACTTTTGATTATACCGCATGGTCTGGGAAAAATATAGGAGATAATACTTATCCTGATAGCATTGTGCATGTCCCCACAACTCCACCCACTAGTCCGAAAAAAGGATGGACGGATGCAACCATAGAAGCAGTTGATTATATTGGTAACACCATCTTTTTAACAGAAGACATTGTGGCAGATACTGGAAATTTGGTTGTTAATATATCTCACGATGACACCGAGCTATTACAAACTAGAATAGATACGTTATATAACGATTATAATCTAAAAAATCTAAATCTTGGTGGAAAAACTTATGCGGTATCTGGCCTTGTAATACCAGATGATTTCGCAATAAGCGGTGTCCCAAATCTATCAAAATTAAAAAAACTTCCATGGAGTGTTTATCGTGATGGAACAGTAGATAATATAATGCTTAATTGTGATACTACTGCAAACAATCCAAAAGTATCGTTGATAGATTTTGACATAGACGGAAACATGCTAGAACAAGTTTTGGCATCAGACGAATCTTCTGAACAAATGAATTACGCGGTTAATTTAGGGTTTGAAAGTAACCAATGTGTTCTGAATAAAAATAGAATATATAATGTAATCGGCGGTGGGGTTTATGCACCATATTCAAATAGATTCAAAATAACAGACAGTGAAATACGTGATAGTGCACTAAGTGACCGATATGACTTTAGTCCTATTGTGGCAAATAATTCAACCGATATTATTGTAAGTGGAAACGGATTTAATAATTTTTCAAACTACTTAAATTTTAGTTTAAGTTACAAAGGTGTAGTATTGAATAATATAATAGAAAATTGTGGGACCGGAGTATACATTTATGGTAGCAGATTTTTTATATCGTCTCCAAATGTTTTAATGGGTCCAGCAGATGAATTATTGCCTAACCCAGATATACTTAATAGCGAATATGATAGTGTAAACATAATACTAGAAAATAACACACCATTTCAAAGCAGTGTTATGTCATATAGCGAAAACGGTGAGCCATTTGATATTGTTTCGCATGAAAGAAATAATGTTCAATATGATGTATGGAAACTTGAAAAAACAAGTGATGGTATAGAACGACTGTATGAGCAATTGACAGATATTACTATAAGCAATGTAATAGATTCTGAAGTAATTCCAGAAGAAGGTGATTTCAAATTTGCAATACCTCAATTGAGTGTAAATTCTATTATTAATGATTATTCTGTAACTGATATGAGACAAGTAAATGGAAATCACGAAGGCATCGTTTACCGTGCATTATTAGAGGAATATGTCCCCGCAGGGACTATAATACCACTTGGGTCAGTAGCAGGAGAAATACAAACGCAGCAATATGATTATAAAATACTTGTTCAAGATGCAAGATACCTTTATGTGGGTGCACCCGTATTAATTGAAGGCCACGATGGCTTCCAACTCGATAGTGGCGTTAGTGAAATCGGTGAGATATATTCACTAAGTACGACCGCAGGACTAACAGAAGTAGTTATAAGATATGAGGGTAATATTGTCAGCATAGGACAAAATACCGAATCTCTCGGAAATATAACTATAATAAATAAATTTATAATGGCTAAAGGATTTGTATTATGAGCAGTATAACTAACATCAATAACAACAGCAGTGTTGTAAGTGTAGGAAGAACTACACCAGTTAAACCTGGCAAACAACCGCCAGAAAAATCTATTCCGGTCTATGTTTCTAACCAACCAGAAAATGCCATACCAGTTGTTGAACAAAACAAAATTCAAAGTGAGGTTGCATTATCACTATTAGGAATTCCTCGTGCAGAGGTTGCATTGGGCATTTTTGCAGACGTTAATACATATGATGTAAATCCAAGCGAATGGTCAACTAATCCAAGCAATTATGTTGAAGGATTTGGAATTAAGCATATTCCAGAAGAAGCTGGTGCAAGAATTGACGCACCTAGAAATGAAAATAGTATTCTAACATCAAAAAGATTCTTTAGGTATCAGCCCGGTCGTGTCAGCGCCGCAACATTTGGCATCAAATCAACCGTTAGTCGGCTTGCATTTGCAAAAAATCCAGTAATAAGAAAATATGGAATTTACGATAACTATGATGGTTATTATTGGGAAACTCGTCAAAGTGGTGAAGACGATAATTTTACTACTGTTCGTAGAACACAAAGCCTGTATAAATCCCCTGCCAGCACTTTTGGAGTTTCTGGAACTACACTACGCGGAAGTGATGTAAATGCACAAACCGATGTAATAACCGTGGACCAGTTAGATGATTATCGTATATCAGGAAAAGCACCAAATACTAACATATCAGCGAGTACATTATATCTAAAAGATAAATCAATATTAGAAGCATATCGTTTTGAATTTATTGACGAAGTTATCTCTACTGTAGAAACTGATTATGCTGCGGCAGACCCAGCGTTTGGGGCAGGATATACGTATTCTGGGGATTTCTATACCGACTTTGCTACGGTTGTTTATGGCGGAACACCAACACAAACACAAATAGACACAGTAACCGCAAAATGTCCTCGCGATGTTAATTATTGGATTGAAGTTTATTTGCTTGACATGCTATATAACAGTGATGGTCATACAAGTTTTAATACTAGAAATTTTGAAACTAGTGAAGCTGTGGCAAATGCAAAAGGCAAGTTTGAACACTATATGTATACCAAAATGAAAGCAATTGTTGATGGAGGATATACTAACTTTGCAGATATGGCTGCAAGTGGTGTCAGCAAACTTTCTGACCTAATAGATATAACTATAACATTCTTTAATAGTATTGACACGAGCGTAAGTTATCCAGCACCTACCGCTTTTGGAACAAAATCTCGGTTGGATACTGTTTTTGATAGTAGAAAATATTACTGGGCATATTATGTTAACGAATACGACGATGGTGGTTTAGTATTGACATACACGGACCCAGGAGCATCATATCCGTATGGTTCTACTGCCGATGAAAGAATTCAGGTAATTAAAGACAAATGTATTCGCGATATGGTATATGTTTGCGAAGGCTACCGTGACGACATAATTAGTGGCGGAAATGCTGCGACAAAATACAATGCAAGTATGTTCTATAATACAAACAGTTCAAATGATCTAACTGTCTACAGTCAGTTAGAAGGCGGATTGCCAGCAGAAATTTCTCGCCATACGCACCTAAGAGATAAAATTCAAACAGACTTGAATGATACTTATTTTATTGGAACGGTAAGTGCTACAATTGAGACAAAATTCTTATCACTCGCCAACCTTATAATAAACAATTTTAGCGTTGAAGACACGAATAACACAATTTACGGGGATAGAGGAATTGCTGGAAACGCAATACTGTTACGTGATGGCCTACTTCTCGTTCATGCTGCTGTGTTTGACCCTTCCCTTTTAAAAGAAAAAGTAAGAATAAAAGGATTTGCACAAGCATCAAACCGATTTAAATTAACAAGCGGAACTGTTACGTTCGGTCAACATATAAAATTATTCACAGAAAACGGTGGAGCACAATTAAGTGTAGATTTGCAAGATGGTGGATTATATAAAGTTGGCACAATTTATGATAATCGCGGAACAGTATTTGACCTAGAAGATGAAGATGGAAACGTTTTAACGCATAGTAGCACACAAGAAGTAAGTTTTCAATTGGTTAACCCGTTTGTATTCCCCAAAGATTATGACCCTACTACTTATATTGCAAATGGTTCGTATCCAGACGGAGACCCTTATCCAGCGGGCGCTATGTTCCCGTATATGTATAGTGAAACTGGTATACTACCAAAATCAACAGAAGACCAGCATATAGGGTTTATTGATACTGCAATTGATACATCTACTTCGGAAAATGCAATCACACTTGCTGCACAGATAGATAGCGTAAACTTTGTTCCAGAATATATAAACTGGATAAAAAATAATGTAAAACCAGAATATTACGGCGTATACGAATATCGTGTACCAAGAAGTAGATTCAGCACTGACCAGTTAAATGGTGAAGAAAATAAATTAGTGTATAGCGATGTTGCCGTAGGAACAAGTGGCAAAGTTAGACCTGGGCAGCCTGTCCTTAACGAATTGGGAACACAAGAAACGACTACTAGTGCTTATGATTTTGACTTTACAAAAGTCACCATGCTTAAAATTGAATTTAGTTGGTATGGCGCGGTTGGTGCATTGTTCTTGGCATATGTTCCTGTAAGTAATGGAGAGGCAAGATGGGTTCGTGTTCATCATTTACGAGCATCAAATCAATTAAAAATATCATCACTTGGGAATGCTACCCTTCCAATAACATATAATGTTTATGGCGGCGGGGATGAATTGTCATATGGCGACGCAGAAACTGAAAACTACGGTTATGGAAATGACAGTCACTATATTGTTAAGTATGGCGCATCTTATTATATTGACGGCGGAGACCGTGGAACCGTAAGACTTTATAGTCACAACAATGACGAACTTGCCGAAGTGTATGGTAGAATTTTTGACGCATCTGCCGGAACATTTAGCTCCGTTGATAATTCGATTGATACATCTGGAATAGCAAATTTTCCAGATAATACATTCTTTATGAATTCAAAAATAAAAACGAATAATAGAACAGACCAAAATATACGTGTTATTTTTGCAGATGCCACGAAACTGTATCTATCAAGACAGCCAAGCGATACTGTAAATATAAGACTTATACCAGATAGAGCGAACACTGTTTACGGAATAGAAACAAAAGAAGAAATAGTAAGTAAACAGGGACAAAAAGTAAGAAATCGTGTTCAGGTTTATCCTACCAAATTGTCAACTATTAATATTGGAAGCAGTGATCCATTCCGTCTAAGAATGAAGAAAACTCCTATATTCCAAACGAACGTAGTCCCAACTGGAACATTTACTCTTGATAGTGATTTCACAATTACATCTGAAAGAAATGTACTAGACACATCTTCTTCAACATATCTAGCAGATGGAGAAGAAATATATGGGTGGTTCCGCGCGACTCTTGGAGAAACAGAATCTATAACTGTATTTGGAAAAATTTATAAACTTGGAAATGATTATTATTTTGAGTTGAAAGAAACATACAATGGAACTGTTATTATAACTGGTGATTTCTTGGCAGATAAACGATTTGACCCAATTGGAACCGATCTATCTGGAACAACAAAAATAACAGAAGAAAAAGAAGGATTGAGTTCTGTTGTTATTTCAACAGATTCCCAAGTCCCTATCCCAAACACTGGTTCTATTATTGCTACACTTTATATACAACCAGGAACAGAGCATATGGACTTGGCTTCTTATTTTGATTATAATAAAGAATATCTGTCGTATCCTCTGACAAATGTTGCAGAAACTCTTTATTATGCAGTAGATAGTGATGATGAAATAAATCTGTCAAGTATCGCCAGCAGCGGGACTATTGGAATAGGAACTACTTGGGAAGAGCAGTAATATGAGTAAACAAATCAAACTGGGATTTGATAAAGTCCCAGCGCCATTACAAAAAAGTTTTGTTCCGCTATACGATATTAATAGCGGAACACCATTGCGTGATAATGCTGGAAACATACTTTACACTAACGAACAAAGTGAAAGCTTTGTTTTTCTTAGTGAGGATAGTTCTGCCCCCGTTCATATAAACAATGGAAGTGATTTTGCTAATATAAATAATTTGGCAGTTGAAGAACAGTTTGCAATTACTAGCGAAGTCAGTTCCTCAATTCTAGGCGTTCCTCGTGCAGAGTTACAGTTAAGTTTGTTTAGCGATGTTTCTACCTATGGAATAAACACAGATGATTGGGATTATTATACTTTTAATTCTCCTCTATATTATCCTTCAGAATGGTATAATAGAGTAAATCCGATACATGGGGAAAGAACAGGCGTCGAATTTAAGGAATATACTGAAGAACAGGCACTGGCGTTCCGTGCATATCCAGTTCAATATTCATTCCCATTTGGTCCAAAATGGGGAGGTGTTGGAAGATATAATGAAAATACATTCGTAGAATATATAAGATTTATTGCTATTGGAAAATTACTATATAATTATTTTTTTATAAATGGATATGAAAAATATGCAGAAAATAACTTTTTAGGAGATTTTGTTACTATAGTTGACAGCAATGATCAGGAAATACCCATATCCCAATATGGGTTAAATTCTAATGGATTCTTTGGAGATACTCTGTTTTATGATGTAAAATACGATGAAGATAATTTCCAATATGCTATGGACCAAATAGAAAGATTCACACAAACATATACCGATATAATAAATCAAGAATATGTGTCGCCGTTTAGTGGGTTCAATTCTAGAATTGATTTGTATCAGGGAATATTAGAAACTGCCAATATTACTCGTCTTGGACAAAGCAATATATCGTCTTACTATGGTATTTTACAAAGCCAAAAATCATATCGTTATCAGCCAGGAAGAATCAGTGGATTTACTTTTGGAGTTCGTGCAAAAACAACAACAGAATCTCTTAGTAATATTATAGAATGGGGCGCATCAAACGATACAGATCAGTATATGTTCCAAATAAAAGGTTCACAATTTAACATCGTTCGTAGGAGCACTATTAGTTTGTTCAATGGAAATCCTGGGATGGAAGAAAGATTGGGTTTTAGTGCAAGCGAAGAAAAATCTGTTTATGTAAATGATTTAAACAATTCACAACCATTATACGAGTTAAATATACCACGAAGTAGATTTAATGGTGATAGCTTGGACGGAAATGGGCCAAGTGGGTATATTCTCGATAATCAAAATGTTACTATGTATAAGATTGAATTTGGTTGGTATGGCGCAATTGGTGCAAAATTTTATGCTTATATTCCCACTGGAAATGATGGTGCAAGATGGGTGTTAATTCACACTCTAGTAATTGAAAACGGATTAGGACAACCATGTTTGAAAAATCCAGAATTTAAGTTTAAATATTCTATGTATATTCGTGATACCCAATATGTAAATGAGCCAATGTACATCTATAAATATGGTGCATCTTATTACATTGATGGCGGCGATGAAGGAACACTTAAAATAAATTCAGTTTCATCTGACACAAAAACTTTTGACACAGATACTGGCATTATCGCGCTTATGCCAAAAGAATACATTTATAATAGTGACGGCTTTCCTATTTTAAACAAGTCAATATCATATCCAAACGATTTAGAAATAAGAACCACTGAACCTGTAAAAATAAACTTAAAAGAAATAATATGTTCGCCAAGTGGGCAACATTATTGTTATAATCCAAGTTTGCACAATCAGATAAATACAAAAAGCAGAGAAGTAACTCTTTTAGTAAATGAGACAAGAGACCGTGTTACTATACAAGCACCTGAATCTTTTACTGAAGAAGACGATTATAAAAAAATAATATCAGATGGGTTATATAATTGTTATATAAAACTTGATCAAAATAGTGTTACTACGGGAGAAGCAAGTATCCTTAGAAAATCAAGACAGGGCGATTTGCGTTATCAAGAGGTGGAACGCGAGTTGGGAGACCTTGTTCAACTTACTGATGGAACTGAATTAGACCCAAGTTTGCAACTATTTTCGGGAAGATTGACTGGCGGCAATGATGCACTTTTGGCTTCTCCTGAAAAAATATCAAGCAATAAATTTAAAATACATTGGCTAAACCCGATTTCACGCGATCCTTCCTACAATAATAGACATTTTTCCGATTTTAGAATTTCAGTAACTGACAAGGAACCAGCTATTGTTACCGTAGTTGATCCCGAAACTAGCGTAGAAAGTGATGAACTTCGTTTTGGAATAAATGAAGAAAAATACGATATAATGAACGACCGTATATCTATGCATTATAGTCATGATACAGAAAATCTAAATAAAAATGGTGCTGAATATACAGAATGGGGACCAGGATATGGGACAAAATACGATATTGATCCGAGATTGCCAAATCCCAATGGGTCAGACACCGGAAAAATTTCTGAACTTTATGGGGAAGTAAAGATTGAAAATTATACCGTTACCGACGTTCAGGCAGATTCGCCATTTACTAGGTTGTATTTTCAGAGTTCTGGACTGGCACCAAGTATATCAGAAAATGATGTCGGATATATTAATATAGGCGTCAATGGGCAAATAACCGATATAATTGTTGAATCTGTATTACAGAGTGAAACTGTCGTTGAAAACTTAATAGAAGTCACAAAGTATTATTATCTTGTTTCTGGTGACACTAGTTCAATCTCAAATGGGACAGAAATACAAGTTAAACTTGTTTCGTTAGAAAGTAACTTTTTATTAAATTCTACTGACCCTAGTGGAAATCCTTTATTTTCTTATAAATTTGAAAAACAACAGAAAAACCTAAAATTTGAATCACAATATCTGTATCCTATTATCGGAATGTATGATTATGCAAAAATAAATGGAATTGTTATAGAAGAGTTAATACAGACTGGGAATTATTCATACAGTCCAACATGGATAACCAGCAGTGTTTCCGTTGATGAATTAGATAATCCAATTTCATATGTGGTTAATAGCGGAAACTCTTCTTCTGCACTTACGCCAACGAATTTCAACGACGTTGGAGAGAACAGCTATGTAAGATTTGACACGCAAACAACACAACCATTAAGACCGGGGACAACTGTGTATACTACCTTTGCCGATCAAAACATAGTAAATAAAATTAATATGAATAATATATTTGGGTCAGATAGAAAATATATAACAAGAGGTCTTAGAAATAACATCGCATATGTATTTTCTGCTTCTGACATTTCTGCAAGTGGTGATATAAGCTTGAGCGTAACTATGAGGGAACAATAATGGCTTCAAAATTTTACTATGGGTTAAATACCTCTAACTACCTTAACGATATTGAGGATACTCGTGTATCACTTAGCAATATAGGGATAGACATTGATGATGTAAACATAATTAGAGGCATAAATGAGGTCGGCGTATCCAGCAATGATATAAAAACTATAAGCGGATTAGAGGTGGATGTAAAAAAAGAACTTATAAGTTTGGATTTTGCAACAAATAGATATATACAAATTTTAGAAGAATTTCCTATAGCAAAAGACCCACAACCTTCTAATCTAAATGCAAATTCTAGACTAGCCGCAAAAGCTATAAAATATAAGTATATAGATTTTGAAAATGTTGAAATAAAGTCATCTGACATTTCTACTAGTCGCGTTTCTTCTTGGTCTTCTTTTGACAATCCCCCAACACCAACTTCTCCCATTTTTTATGGAGGTGATTTGGAAATAATACCAGATACTATTACGTCCCAGAGTAAACTAAGGGTCACAGGATTGAATACTACGCATACTCCATCTCCTATAAGATATTCTGCAGAAGTAGCAACACATTTAGTAGAAATGGAAATAAATGGAACTGTTCAAAAATTCTATGCAATGAGAGGAATTCCTCTATCGTTTACAGGGTTCTTTAAGTCTGCATCGTTTTCTATAAATGTGAATCCTGATGGTATCATAAGCCCATCGTGGAGAGTTCAAAACACTGAAAATAATATAGAATACGAATACGAAAATGTAAGTTCTACTTTTACTTTACAATTTCAAGATATTGCATCGCGCGAGAGAAATATTGAATTCTATTATGTTCCTAGTAGAATAACAAAAATACTTATGCCTTCTATGAACATATCTGAATTTCCGCTAACAACGATGGATTCTCTTATACAGGTAGACTTTTCAAATAATGATTTAAGAGAAATGCCAAATTTTGATAGTATAGCGCCTTCGCTACGTGTATTAAACATACTTGGAAATAATTTAACTAGAACAGATTTGACATTATCTGAACAAATATCTAGAATACCAAATACACTTGAAACCTTAAACATTAGTGGATGTTTTGATTATAATGAATTATTGGATTTATCTTCTTTGACCAGCTTGAAATCCGTTACTATGAATTCATACTATTACGGCGGAAGTCAAAGATTTATGGAATATGTTGACGAAACACCAGTTGTAAATTCTAGCACGATAGAGGAATACAGGATACAGAACCAACGATTTAGAAAACTTGAAGTTTCTATAGCTGAGGCAACAAACTTAAAAATTTTAGATATACATTTGAATAATATAACTGAGTTGAGCGAAGAATATCTTGGTAGCACCGAATTGCGGGTTTCTTCAACCAACATGACGTATTTTAAAAGTAGCAGTAATCCTCATAATATAATTGATATGAGTAATCAAAATAATCTGACTTATTACGAACATACTTATAGTAGAAATCTCACTGGAGATAAATCATTCGTTGGAAAAATAGCAAATTGTCCTTCTCTTGAAAAAATTACGATATACGCAACAGACGCAGAAGGTGATATTGCACAAGTATTTTCTGGACTAGACTCACTAACAACTGCTGATTTAAGATGGACACGGTTGAGTGGTTCTCTTGAAAATGCCACCTTTGCTACTGCGCAAAACTTACAAAATTTATATATAGCTGGCTCTCTTTATAGTGGTGATTTTTTCGAAAGTCAAACATTCTATAATACGCCAAATTTGAAAAATGTGTATGCTTATAGTAATAGAAATATAACTGGGCCACTCCCAGATTTTTCTAGAAACACAGACTTGTTCAGAATATACATAACCAATACCAGTTTGTCAGGGATAATTCCAAATTTTGATGAAAATATATTATTGCGATACTTGTATTTGATGAATTCAGAATTTTCTGGAAATGTCCCTAACATATCTTTACAAAACATATTAGTAATAGATATTTCCAGAAATAACTTACAAAGCGATTCTATCAATATTTTTCCAGAATTACTTTGTGCAAATCTAAGAAGATTGTATGTTTATTCAAATAATTTAAGTGGTCCGATTACATCAATGTCCGGTTGTCCTAGAATTCAAATATTAAACTACTCTAACAATTCATTTGATTTTTATAATAGTGGTTCATTTGTAGAAAATACTGAATTAAGAGATTTAAATATTGCCAACAATAATTTAACTACTTCATCTATAAAGTCTATAATAGATGATTTGTATGAAAATTGGAATTTGCGTAACAGAGCTAACGTTCGTGTCAATCTTTTAGGAAATAACTATAATCTTGCGGATATAAATTCTGACGAAACAGTAAATCAAAAAATAGAATTTTTGAGAAATACACAAAATTGGAGCATATTGTTATAACATGGCTATAGGACACATCATAAAACGCGCACTAAACGAAAGCGATACTGCCGGAAAAGACAGATTAATTCTTGACAACCTTACTTCCGAATCCGGTGTTGGGGCATCTGCAGATATTGAATTGTTTATTAACAATTTTAGAAATACTAGCACAATATACTCAGATGAGTATGAATTAGATGGTGAACTTATAATATTGACAAACGCTACAATAATACCATTTGCAAATAATAATAAAATTCAAGTAGATGGGATAACCGCGTATGTGTACGAATCAAACGGACTTGATAAATTTAAACTTAGAAGAGTAAATGGGTCTTCGTATATTCCTACTGGTGATATGGTAAGAAATGATTCAGTCACATACGAAAATATATTAAATTTATCTCCAGATAGATATCCACCAACTAAAACATCAAATGATTCAAATCAAACCGAATTGTCTGCCGCCAGCGTTGTATCGGAATCCGGAACAGAAAATATAACTGATATTTATGGACAATATTCTATAAACTCGTTGATAACAGAAATTGATAATGTTGTTAACAATTATATATACAAGAAAAGCAATTCTATATTATTAAATAAAGAAAACTTATTATATGATAAACTAGAAATTGAAGGCAGTGTAAAAGTTTTAAACTTGGACGAATTTGGAAATAAAGTCCAAATACAAGAAACGCTAGAAGATACAGATTCTGGCGTATATATTATATCTGAAGAATTGAACCCGTTACGGGCATTTGGCGACAATACAAACCCTTGGGACACAACCACTAACGGCGGTTATAATACTACCCAATCAACGCAAATGACAGTTGGAAATATATTTTTAACTGACCCAGATATAACAGGTCCAACTGTCACTACGATTCCGTCAACAAGTATAGATGCAACTCATAAAATACCAGTTATGGTAAATGGCGAATTATATTACCTATTACTTACTGAATAAGTAATTTATAATTAGCTCCTGCGCATATAATATCTATTGTTTTTGTATAATTGTTTGATGCACTTAGCAGTTCTTCAGTTGGATTAGATGTAGTTAAATTCATATTATCATATTTTATTTCATTTGCCCATACACCAGAACTAGATGATTGTGTCTTTAGTCCGGTATCTGTCCCCTCAAATGGTGGGGCAGTGTTCAGAACAACGGAACATTGTTCTCGGTTTACAGAATCTGGAGAAACTGTTATAGTAGTTCCGTTTGGGATATCCGATGTTATTATAGGTGTTGTTGAATTTTTAAGAGTAACTGTATTATTAATTTCGTCCAAACTATCTATTTGTGTTCCATTTTCAATAAATCCAGATAATTGCACATAATCGTCTAATTCTAATCCAGTAGTATTTGTTACACTTAATATATTTGTTCCAGAGGATGCTATTTGTGTTAATTCCTTTGATAATACTCCTTGACAAAATGCTTCTTTACTTCTATCCTCTAATCCCTTGTCGGAGTAGACAAATACTAACCCATATAGTCCAGAAAGATTGTCGGGAAGACTTTGAAAATTCTGATATTCATACGCGCCTGTTGAATAATTTATATTATTCAATCTATAAAAATCAGTATTTACACCTTCAAAAACAGATGCAAAACAAAATATGTGGTCACTTCGCAAATCATCTAAAGAAAAATTCACATTTTCTGAGCTAAAATTATCTATTAAAGAAAACACCGAATTTGTTTGTTGGTAATATATGCCAACAAGCCCGGAATTTTTTACTACACGGAAACTAAATTCTTGCGGATATGGCCCTATTAAATCTATTTCTTCTTTTAAAAATACAGACGATTGGCTTCTTATTTCTTCTATTTTATAAGCTTTTGCATTTTGATCACTTTCGTCAGATACGAGCAACCAATCTCCTTCTTTACATGTTGAGAATATATCGCTTGGTGCAATTACATGTTTTCTCCCATAATATGATGCAGTTGTTTTATTTTCATATATTACTTTTTCTGACATAAGAAGTGGCGGTTGATAAGTTATCAATAACTTGTTAGCAACAAAAAAATCATCTTCGGTATAATCATTGGTTCCGCTTAATCTAGAATCTATAAATAATTCTATTTTTTCTGGCGAATTACTAAAGTCTGCATTTTCAGAAGTTGTACTAAAATATGGAAAAGGCGCTGAGTTTCCTCCAGTGTTGCCCAGATAGTCAAATCTTATTGTTCGGTTATTATAAAATTGGCCAGATGGTAAATCGTCTGGCCACCAAACGGTTATTCTTATTCTTATTTTTTCGTTTTTTGAAAGGCTTAATAACCTAAACGTACTTCTTAAATCATCTTCGCCTATATTGCTATTTAATGTCAGTAAATTTATACCAGCAAAAAGAGTTATATCTTGGTCTAATATTATTGTATTATTGTCTGGATTAATGTTCGTTATAATTACATTTGGAAATTCATTTATAGTTTGACCTACAAAAGCAAATATAAAGTCATCTCCCAAATCTATTACATTTGTAGTAATTTCAGAAGGTACATCCAATGATATCTGATGTTCTTTTTCGTATAAAAATAGTTTAGTAACCCAGCCATCTACTGTATCTTCTCTATTTTCTTCTATTAATACAAACCCAGTAGTGCTTACCTCTATAGAATTGTTTATGGTTGCAAAATTAGGAGTAAAGTATCCATTCCATTGTAACATGCCTTTTTGATCTACAAATGTTGGATAAATATAATTGCTAAAATTAAATATACCGTCATCCCAAAAAACAAAAGGTTCAACAACATTGTCGTCGTCTGTAAAAATTGTATCACCGTTTGTTGTATTGTCTATTGAATTTACTATATTTGATTGTGGGATTGCAATAGCTTCTAGTCCAGTTCCCCCTGGGCCATATACTGGGTCTCCCGTGAAAACTTTATAATTCGCTATCCTATCATTAAGTGTGACATGTGGCCTTGCTGAAATAATTGACTGTATGTCTGTATCATATACTAGTTCATGCGTGTTTGCCAATTGAGTAAAATCGTTGGTTGTTATATTAGTTCCCTTTAACCCATTTATAACATAAATGTCTTCTGGAACAAATGATTCATTTTGGCTAATTGCCAAGTTGTCTAGTATATTTGCTAATACATTTCTCCCACTTGTGGAATCTGACAGGTTCTTATCTCTTCTGAATCCGAAATTCACATATTTATTGGCCACGATCACTTCTCCTAATCTATTTTAGTATTTATAGGATAAATAGTTATATTGTTAGGAGAATTTTTATGTCATTAGTAACATATCAAATAAATCAGATTGTTTCAAAAACAAACGAAGTTGAATACTCTATGACTGGTAATATTGTATTGCCTGTTGGTAATACTGCTGAACGCGCAAGCGAATACGTTGGTTCAATGAGGTATAATAGTGAAAAGGGCGTGTTTGAAGTAAAAGATGAAACAAATTGGATGCCAATTGGTAATTTCATATTAAATGATGATTTAGATACTGGTGTAAAAATAGAAAATGATGGCACAGAAGACGTGATAAACGTTTATAATGCTGGAAGCATAACTGCATCATTTACAAACAGTGGATATTATATGAATCCAACTTTTACTGGAAATAGTATAACAAACGCATCTGTTTTTGTTGATAGCGATACTGGTTATGTAGGATTTAATAAAATAGACCCACAAAGTGAAATAGATGTTGACGGAACCGTGACTGCCACACTGTTTGAAGGAAGAATAGAAGGCGGAACATATTAATAGTATAAATACTATAAACATCAATATAATAGGATAAAGAAGTATGTCATCACAAATAATTCAAAAACAATCTGGTGTAAACGGTAAAATTCCACTATTAAGTGATTTGGAATTGGGTGAATTCGCAGTTAATACCTATGATGGAAAAATATTTTTAAAAACATTTAAAGAATATTTTGATACCGAAATTCAGCAAACTGTAACAGAAGAAGAAATAGTAGAATTCCCCTCATCTGGTCCAGTAGAAAATACAATATATGTTCAAAAATTAGGAAGCGATTCAAACGATGGTGACACATGGGGTGCTGCTTTTGGAACCATAGAAGCCGCATTATTGGCCGCAGAACTTAGAAATGGGTTAACTCTTATAAAAATTGGCCCTGGCATATATGAAACAGAAGGACACCTAGATGTTCCAGATAACACAGTTATTCAAGCAGTCCACCGGAGTGTATTTGTAAGGCCGATTTCAGGGTTTGAAGAAAGAAATGTTTTTAGACTTGGTTCTGGTTGCTTTTTAGAAGGTATAATTTTTGAAAATTGGAGATTAGACGATTTAGAAAATCCGACCGAAGGATTTGCTGTTGTGTTCAGACCAGGCGCAAAAATAACAAGAGTTCCTTATGCGCATAAAATTGCAGTCAGAACTGTGCCATATTGGACTACAATTGCACCTCCGCTTGATAGAGAAAATGGAAATCCATTGGCTGGTCGTGGTGGCGGGGTTGTTCTCGCAGATGCCTCGGTATTGGACCCAGATAGCATATTCCCAAACATTATGACGTGGGGAGCAACACCAGTATCACACAATGGTATCGGATATTGTGCAAAAAATGGCGCACTAATAAACGCAGTTAATGCTATAAGTCTATGGGCGCATAAACATTTTTATGCCATTGATGGTGGTCAAATTATTCTTTCAGCATGTTCAACACAATTCGGAGATTATACTCTTGTGGCAAAAGGGACAAGAGATTTAATTGTTCCATATAATGTAAGCGCCACAGTTTCTTTAACCGTTGACGAAAGTTCTGCGCAGCTAATAAACACCGCAACCGACTTGATAATATCAGGATTAATAACTGATTTAAATAATAATAGTTTCACCACAGATTGGCCATCTGACTATGAAACTTTAACAGAGAGAGATGCCGGATTGTTTATTCAATCATTGGTGTGGATGTTGCAAACTGCTGATGAAACTCCTGTAAAAGATTTTGCCAAAGGATTTTTTGATACAACTGGAAACAGGGCGTTTGTAGAAGCGTCATATGATTATGATAAATGCTATCGTGACACTCTATTGATCAATCAGGCAATTGCCTATGACATTATGTTCGACAGTAATGTTAGAACAATAAATGCAGGATTGGCGTATTATAGACAAAATGCAAGCAAAGTAGTTAATGATCAATTAGATGTTACCATTCAAGCAATAACACGACAGCAACAAGTATTGGAATCTTATATAAATCCTAGCGACTCTGTTTCGCTTTCAAGATCAAATGCACTATTTACGGAATTATTAGATATAATACAAAATGGAACAACTGCAGCAGACCCATATGCGTATTCTTATCCGACTGGATATAATAATACCTATCTGATTGGATACGGGGATGCAAGAGTCTCGTTAACCACAAACAAAACAGAAATTCAAGATGATTTGGATACTTGGATTGCAGCCCAAATAAGTGGAAATATATCTCCATTCACTACGTCTTTCACTTATGATGCAGTCGCTTGTAGACGAGATGTTGGTTATATTATAGATGCAATTACTTATGATTTGACATATGGTGGAAATCTTGAAACTTACAATGCCGCAATTGCATATTTCGTCGGAACCCAGTCTCAGTTAGGAACAGGCGAGAAGGCAGCAACACTCGCAGCATACAGTGAGTTGAAAAATATAATTTCTGGATATTTCACAGCAGATGCCGTAACTGGGGATGGCGTGGCCTTTGTACTATCAAGAATTGATGATATAATTGGAACAATAAGTAGCGACGGAACACCACCAGTCAAACTATTGCCTGCAACAGATTGGGTAAGCGCAGATTACAAAGATTCATACGATCTTATTATAAACAATACTAATGATATTACCAACGATGTTCTACGATACATAAATGTAGAAAACAAAACACTATTGGGTGCATTCATATATTCTTGGGAATATATGAGAGATCAGATAATTTCAATAATATCTGTAGATATAAATACCGGCCCAGATACAGCAGATATTATAAATGAAACAATAAACGCAATAACAAAAACAATAATGAATCCAACTAAACAAAGTGAGCCTTCTACGATTACCGCAATAGGCCACACTTGGACTGGTATTATGGCTGGTGTTGCGCTTACAAAAATACCACCAGTTAATAACCAAAACACAATACAAGAAAGTATTCTAGAATTGGATCGTGGACAAGTTATTGCTAGTGGACAAGACGACAAAGGTTCCGCATTATTTATTGGCGGAATGGAAATAAATGCAGATACTGGTGAACTTAGCGGACCGCCGTTTGATACCGCAGTTAACAGAATTGCAACTAGAGCAGCAATTGCAAGGAGTTTTTAATTATGGCTAGAATTACGTGCCGCACACCATCTACTGGACGACCAATCAGCGTTACATCAAATACAGTAACTACAGATTATGTCACTATAGCAGAATCTTCCGATTTTTCTATACCAGATACATCAAATCGTTACGCAACAAGAGACCCACTTGATACTACCCGTGCAATTAGGCCCGGTGAAATTTTCTTTTTAACGCCACTTGCTGCGAAAAACAAAGACACAGTAACAAGATGGATAGAAGTTCAACTTGTAAAAGAAGATGGAACAATTATTGAAATGGCAAAAGTTTATGTGCCAAAAGAAGATACTGCGTTTATTCCACTACAAGGTAGAAGTATTTTTAAAAGAGATGCAAACAGTGCCAATGGAGATAGAATTCAAGTTCGCGCAGAAGTTGACAATATATTTAATGTATGGTCATCAGCGGAAGAAAAAGCAACTAACGAACACATCGGAGTAGAATAATAATGTCAAAGCTATTATCTGATAGAATAAGAAAAACGCCGAGTGCAGAAGCTGATCCAGAACGCTATGAGTTTCTTAGTCTCGACAATGCAGAACCGGATTTAGGTTTACCATCTGGTGATGGAAAAATACTTGCTGGCGATTTGGATGGAAGCAGGTATTGGATTGATGCAACTGGATATACGGGTTCACGAGGATTTGCTGGTTCGCGCGGCGATTTAGGATTCACTGGTTCTATCGGATATACTGGTTCACAAGGCAAAGGATTGTTTGTTTTAGATGTATTGCCAACTGTTGGGGATTTGCCAGCTACTGGAAATACAATTGGCGATGCCTATATTGTTGCATCCGATGAACACATTTATATTTGGAATGGAACACAATGGCAAGATGCTGGTAGATTTATAGGCTATACCGGAAGTCAGGGATATACTGGCAGTGTCGGCTACTCTGGTAGCCAAGGTGCAACTGGATATAGTGGTAGTCGTGGTATTCAAGGTGATCAAGGTCAACTAGGATATACTGGCAGCATTGGATACACCGGATCACAAGGTATTGTTGGATTTGTTGGCAGTCAAGGAACTCAGGGTGAAATAGGATATACTGGCAGTGTTGGTTATACTGGTAGCAAAGGTGAAGCCGGATATGCTGGTAGTACTGGTACTCAGGGTCTGCAAGGTGAATTGGGATACACTGGCTCTATCGGATATACTGGTAGCCAAGGTATTTCTGGATTTGTAGGTTCTAGGGGAACATTGGGATATACTGGTAGTGTTGGTTATACTGGTAGTATTGGTTTTACAGGTAGCCATGGTATCCAAGGCGAAACAGGATTTGCTGGTAGTGTTGGCTATACTGGTTCAAGAGGAACCGTTGGATTTGCTGGTAGTCGTGGTATTCAGGGTGAACTAGGATACACAGGAAGCATAGGTTTCACTGGTAGCCAAGGTTTGTCGGGTGAAGCTGGTTCTATAGGATATACTGGTAGCGTAGGTTATACTGGTAGCAAAGGCGATACCGGATTTGCTGGTTCTCAGGGCGTACAAGGAATTCAGGGTGAAACCGGATTTTCAGGAAGTATCGGCTATACTGGTTCACGAGGCGAAAAGGGTGATTCTGGTGATTTCGGCGCTGTTGGTTTCACAGGAAGTATAGGATATACAGGAAGTATAGGATACACTGGTTCACGAGGGTCTTCTGGAACAGACGGTGTTGATGGATTTATAGGTAGCGTAGGTTATACTGGTTCAAGCGGTGATTTAGGATTTACAGGTAGCCAAGGTTATACTGGTAGTCGCGGAGATACGGGATTTTCTGGTAGCCAAGGTATTCAGGGCGAATTGGGATATACTGGTTCAAGCGGTGAAGGATACACGGGTTCGCGAGGCGAACTGGGGTACACTGGTTCCCGTGGGCTAGATGGTATAATTGGACGTGATGGGTATACTGGTAGCATAGGTTACACTGGTAGTAAAGGCGACACAGGTTTTATAGGTTCCCAAGGTATTCAAGGTGATACTGGATTTGTGGGAAGTATAGGATACACCGGAAGTATAGGATACACGGGAAGCGTTGGGTTCGTTGGTAGTCAAGGTGTTGCAGGTTCTGATGGTGTAGACGGTGTAGACGGATACACGGGAAGTATAGGATATACTGGATCAAGAGGCAATGATGGTGGATTTGCAAATTGGTCATACTTGGATGTAACGGACGATGGTTATGTTACTAATAACATTGAAGGTATTATTGCAAATACAAGCGGAGGTTCTTTTACTGTTTATTTGCCAGAAACACCAAACGACGGTGATGCTGTTCTTTTCATTGATGGTGCAAATTGGAGCGATAATCCTCTAACTGTTGCAAGAAATCCAGTATCACTGGAAACCATTGAAGGATTAGAATTAGATTTCGTTTTTGATATTGGTGAATCTAGAAATGACTTCGTTTATGACGGTACAACATGGCAACTAGTTTCGAACATTGGTGAAAAGGGCGAATCTGGATATACTGGAAGTAAAGGACAACTTACTACTGATATTAGTGATATAAGAATTGTTACACAAACAGAATACGATGCGTTGACCCCATCGGCAAATATATTATATATAGTATCGGGATAAAGTGAATGGCAGAAGTTACAAAATTTAGATTTGGAAACACATATCCAGATGATTTATATGTAGGAAATTCACTAGCAGATAGGGTTTATTATGGTAGCGAACTTGTTTATGGATTCGCACCACCCATTCAAATTGAACTCGTTGAGATCATAAGTTTTACAAATGACACAGGCGGGGCTATACCAAATTATGTAGATGATACACATTTTGGAATATTGCTAGAAATGTCAGCCGTAAATGTTGTTTTTGGAACACAGCCTGGGTGGACATTGGTCGGTGATTATTCTTTTAGTGCCTATAGAATTGCTGCATCATTTAAAAAATTTGAAATTTCAGATCGAGGAACTAATATAAGTTTTATTAGTTCTCCGACTGTAAATGATTATGATCAGCTATATATTTTTAGGAACTTGGACGGAAATACTATAACGGACGTTTTTTATGGAAATTATGATTTTTCGAACTCAACTAATACTAATATATCTATAAATTCACCAACTATTAATCCAGATCAGGGTGCTATTTCTTTTCATTATTTTTATACAAATAGTACAACATTTGCTGCAACTTCAAATCCAAGTTCGGATCAGGTTGTTGATCATAGTAATTTTGATTATGTCGCAAGTCAGTATAAAATTTGGAATGGCCCAAATAATGATCCTATTAATACGGTGTATGGTGTTAGCGGAAGTGACCCAACAATACAGATAGCATTTTGGATAATTATAGAATGATAAATAAGTATAATAAAGTAGGAGAACTGTATGGCAACTATTAATGTTAGTGATTTTTTGGGAACTAGTTTTGTTGGCTTCACAGGCTCACAGGGTATAATTGGCTATACTGGTTCTCGTGCATATACTGGATCACGTGGATATACAGGCAGTCAAGGAATTCAAGGATTTACAGGTAGCCAAGGATTTACGGGTAGCCAAGGATGGACTGGTAGTCAGGGATATACTGGAAGTCGAGGTTTTAATGGTTCACAAGGATATACTGGAAGTCAGGGAATAATAGGATACACTGGTTCTCGTGGTGCTATGAACTGGAGTTTAAAAACTTCAGACTATCAAATGGAAAATTTAGAAGCAATTATTGCAGACACCAGCGGTGGATCATTTACGTTATATCTTCCACAATCGCCAACAGTTGGTTCAATTGTAGAAATAACAGATGGTGCTGATTGGGAATTAAATCCATTAACTGTGTCTAGAAATCTAATTTCATTAGAAACAATAGAAGGACTTGCAGATAATTTTACTTTAAACATTACTGGAATTAGAGTAGAATTTATTTATGACGGAGACACCTGGCAAATATTAACAAACATTGGCAAAAAAGGAGATACAGGTGCAAAAGGTGGATTCGCTGATTGGATTTACCTAACAGTAGCAAATGGTGGATATAATTCAAATGACTTACAAGCAATAATTGCAAATACTAGCGGTGGTTCTTTTACTGTAAATCTTCCTAATCCGCCAGAATTTGGCGATGTTGTTACATTTATGGATGGTGCAAATTGGGGACTCAATCCTTTAACTATAGACGCTGGTACTGGCGAACTCATAGAAGGAGCATCGCAAACGTATAATGCAAATGTTTCAAATAGTAGAATAGAATTTTTCTATGATGGGTCAACTTGGCAGCAAGTTGCAAACAAAGGTGATGTAGGGTTTGTTGGTTCTAGCGGTATTCGTGGATTTAATGGAAGCTTAGGATATAGTGGTTCTCAAGGTTTTCGCGCAGACGTTGGCGAAACAGACCCAACAGAATCAAAATCTGTTCTCACAGGACATATGTGGTTTGATACTACTGATGGAACATTGAGCGTATATTATGATGATGGAGATGGTAGTCCGCAGTGGGTTGTAACGAGTGGACCGCAGGGTCCGGTCGGAGAGTCCGGTTCTATCGGATTTACTGGTTCTACTGGAAACGACGGTGATACCGGATTTACTGGTTCTCGCGGTCTCACAGGAACACTGACAGATATTACAACTACACCAGAAGAAATTGTAGGAAAATTGTGGTTTGACCCAGATGATGCAACATTAAGTGTTTATTATAATGATGGTGATACAAGTCAATGGGTAGTTGTCAGTGGAAAACAGGGTCCGCAAGGTGTTCCTGGGAATTATATCACGCAAAGTGAAAAAACCAATGCAACGTCATTAACACCACAAGTGGGCGATAACGGTAAGATTTTTGCTTTCAATACTATTAATCCAACAACTGTGACCATCCCAAATTATACAAATACTCAATTTTCAGTTGGAACAACATTTCATATAATGCAATTTAACAGCGCAACTATTACAGTGAGCGGCGCAAGCGGCGTTACCATTTATAGAAAAAGTGGAACAACTCCAAGAACATCTGGTCAATACAGTGTTATTCGTGTTACAAAAATTGACGAGAATGAATGGGTATTAACTGGCGACTTAGGATAAGGATATAAAATATGGCAATAAATTTTCCAAATAATCCAACACTTGGCCAGATATATTCATTTGGTGAAAAGATTTATAAGTGGAATGGAAAAAAATGGATCACTGGTCCAATTGAAAATAACAGTTTAATTTCAAGTGAATTTACTGATTACAAAAGATATGAATTAACTGATAATGATATTCCTAAAATATCGGTTAATACCAATCTTTATAATTTTGTAGAATATGATATTGGAAAAAAATATAATTTTTGGGATTTTCCGGAAGATTTGTCTGGAAATAGTTGGTTCACGTTTAGTAGTGTATTGTATGGAAGTGTGACACTGAATCAAGCAGTAGCGATAGATGGTAACACAACTGCTGACTTGATAACAGAGGATTCTACTGCAAGCGTTGCACGATATTTTCAAAAATATGGCGGTCCGTATAACGCAGGAAAAAAATATACGCATAGTGTATACGTCAAAAGGTCTTCTGGTAACAGACATTTTGGAATGGTATTGAATAATGTAATATATGGTAATTACATAGGAGTTGCCTTCAATCTTGATACCGAAGTTGCGCATATTGCTGTATCTGGGGATTATAGTGCTGGGGTAGAAAATGTTGGCAATGATTGGTATAGATGCTGGATAACTGCATCAGCAGCGTCAAATGGAATATATTATAGTACGCAATTTCGTATAATAGAAAATGCAACTACAGGAAATGATGTATATTCTGCTTATAATGGTGATGGCAGTTCTGGTTTGTATGTTTGGGGAGCAGTTCTTGAAGAAGGCGAACTTAGTGATTATTATAGACCCGGATATAAAAATAAATTAATATATACACAAGAATTTGAAAACAATGTTTGGTTCAAAGCAAACACAACTATAACAAAAGATACTATTCTAGCACCAGATAATACACTCACTGGTGACTTAATTCTAGAAACCAACGGAACCGGGGTTTCATACTATTTGGTTTATAATCATACGGTAGATGATATAAATCAAGATTACACTCTTTCGTTTTATGTTAAAAAACAACAAAGACGATATGGTATGATTAGAATTGCAACAAACACATTTAATTCATTTATTGATGCTGAATTCGATTTCGGAAGTTTAACAGTAAATACGGTTACTGGGGGAGTTGATAGCGTAGGAAATGCCGTGATATCTGACTCTGCTATAACAGAAGAACCAAATGGTTGGTATCGCGTTTCTATAACTGGAAAGACTGGGTTTATAGGATACCATTATGCATTCATTTATACTGAAAATGATTCCCAACAACTGATATATGATGGGGATTCTACAAAAGGAATGTATGTATGGGGCGCACAGCTTGAAAAAGGAACACTAACTGATTATCAGCGTGTTATAGTTAACCCAGAATATACCGTTGATATAACTAGCGTTATTGGAACAGACAACTTTTTGTTAAAATTAAATAACAATGGAGAAGTAAATTATAGCATAAATTGGCCAACTCAAATTCTTTGGGCAAATGGGTTTGCGCCTAGCGTTGATACAAATTCTTCTCAAATAATAGAATTTTATAAGTTTGATGGAATACTTATTGCAGATACGATTTACAATGGATAAAGGAATAAACGATGGCTCTTAATTTCCCTACATCACCCACGCTAGGAGATATACACCAAGAAGGTTCATATTTTTACGAATATGATGGTAAAAAATGGCAACCAATTCGTCGTTCCTATATTGTTAGAAAAGAAAATGTCACGCCCGATGTAGACAATGATGCAATTTTGGATTTATCAAATGCAAACTTTTTTGATATAGATGTTTCTACGACTACTGCCATAAATTTTGAAAATGTATCTTCTGGCGATACTAATTCAAGATTTTTCGTAAAAATTAACACAACTGGCGATTATAGTGATACTAATATCACAAGTTATGATATTAACAATTTAGTATATGATAATATACAAACAGAAGATTTATCAGTATACAGTGTATTTAGTTTTAAATTTGGTGGACCAGTTACAGGCGGAGAATATCTTTATGTATTGGAAAGAGAAGTTGAAGCTGTAAGACGATATGAGCTAGGAAATCCATTTGATTTAACTAGTATAGGAACATCTACGGTATCTACCAGTCTTACAGGAACATTGAATGTAACTGACCTGTCAGATTTTTGCATATCCAATGACGGACTAAAATTATACGTTACTGGAGGAACCAGTGCAAACGCTATAAATGAATACGATTTGTCTTCTCCATGGGATATAACGAATCCGACTTTTTCCACCTATTTGGCATTCGCCAGTTCTGCATTTAATAGTTTCACGTTTTCCACAAATGGAGATTATTTATATATTTATGAAGTTGGTCAAACTAGCGCAGATGCTATCTGGCAATATGAATTAAATTCGAATTTTGATTTTAGCGGTGGTTCCACGCTAGTCGGAACATTTAAAATAATAGGAAATAATCCCACCATTGCATACAGTAAAATAAGATTCTCAGAAGATGGACGATATATGTTTATATCGGATAGAAATACTAATGAATTTCGTCAATACGAATTATCAGAACAGTGGCAGGTGTCTACTGCAAGTTTAGTAAGATTAAATTCTAATGAAAACAATATATTATCCAATAATATGTATAGTTTTGAATTTAATAGTGATGGTTCAAAAATGTATTATTTGAATAGTTCGCAACAAGTTAATCAATATAGTTCGTCAAATGTAACCGTGGATTCAGTGTGTGATGTAATTTGGCCTGAAAATGTAAAATGGGAATACGACACTACCCCTGATACGCCAGATTTAAATAACTCTGCATTATACGAAATGCAAACACCAGATAATGGCATTACTTACTATGCTAGACAGATAATAAATAATATATAATATGTTCAAAGGATATAATAAAATATGGCAATCAATTTTCCAAGCAATCCAACAGTAGGTGAAACCTTCACTGCTAATAATACAGTTTTTACTTGGAACGGTGAAAGCTGGTCACTAACACAACAAACATTCAGTACCACATCGCAGGATTATGGTTCCAATACTATAAACGTGGATATTGATATTGCAAATGGAAACAATGCCAGAATAGACTTGGATACAAATATTGGTTCAAGATTGCGTCTACAAAATATCCCACAAAACAAAAGCTCAAAATTAAGTATCACTATGGAACGAAATGGTAACATCGGTGAAATGGATATTGATACTAGTGTTTATAAGGGTAGCACTAATCTTTATAGCGAATTTTTGGAAACTAGTGTAGATCACATGTTTTTTTCTCCAGATGGAACAAAAATATTCTTAGTTGATAATATTGGACAAATACAAAGTGGTGCACTAAGTGATCCATGGGATATAAACACGATAGATAAAGTTGCAAGTGTTTCCGCAATAAGCGGAGTGAATGGATTATATATTAGCAATGATGGATTACACGCATACTTGACAAATAATACTCAATTTGTTTATCACGTTATTCTTTCAACTGCTTGGGATATAACTAGTGGTAATTTTATTACGCCAGACGAATCATACGACGCGAGCGTTCAAGGAACAAATTTACAAAGTGTATACTTTAGAGATGATGGACATTATTCTGCCGGAAAAACTATGTTCTTACTTTCTGATAGCGAAAACAAGATTTTTCAATATTCTCTTAATACTGCATGGGTTTTCTCTGATGGCAGTCCTACCCCATTAAGTTATGTTTTCCAAGAATTGTCGGTTACTGCGGAAGATAGTTCTCCCATACAAATGTATATTAGACAAAGCGATGGATTAAAATTATATGTATTTGGCGGGGCAACAGATCGTGTTTATATGTATGACTTAAATTCTGCTTGGAATATTTTAGGAAGTGCTGGCGCAGACGATAGTTATAGTTTTGCTAGTATTTCTACTGCTGGAAGAAGTGTGTTCTTTAATCCTGATGGAACAGAAATGTTTTATGCAGAATCTTCGAATTACCGAATACACAAATATACCATAACTGATTGGACAGTTTCTAGTGCATCATATTCTGGTTATTATAGCATGAATAAACATATGGAAACAATTGAAGGGTTATTTGTCACTCATGATGGAACTAGGATGTATGCAGTTTCAAGTAACGACGATAAGGTTCATTATTATGTTTTAAATACGCCTTGGGATATAACTAGTGCAAGATATCAACATAAAGAATTTTATATAGGTTCCGCAGAAACTTCTCCTACTGCGATATACGTCTCGCCCGATGGAAAATATTTTTATATTGTTGGAACAAGTACTGACCGTGTTAGAATGTATTTAATGTCAACCCCTTGGGATATAACAACTGCATCGTATGTAGATAATGGTTATATTGGCGCACAAGAAAGTATCCCATATGGAATGTGGTTTAGTAGCGATGGACTAAATTTTTATATTTTAGGAATAAGTGAAATTGTATATCAGTATGTGCTAGATGCTCCATGGACTCTAGGAAACAAAACTTTAACAAATACATATAGTTACAACTTAGGAACAACATATGGCATAAGTTTTCATGGTATATCGTTCACCGAAGATGGACGCCATATGTTTATTATGGACCGAACATTAAAGAGCGTAAGTCAATTTAGATTGTCTACGCCTTTCCGTGTTAGCACTGCATCTTTTACTGGAAAAACGATAGAATTTAGTGGAATAGGCGGGACTACATTTAGTGATATCTGCGTAAGCCCAGATGGAGAGCATCTATATCTATGTGATTATAACACCGACCGCGTATATCAATATGATATTGATTATGGTGAATGGGATTTAGAAAATTATAGCAGTGATGGAATAACATTTAACCCAACAACGAAAGCAGGGGATGAAGATATTATCGCATTTAGATGGGGCAAAGATGGATTCAGACTTTATGTTCTTGGAAACATAAGCCCTATAATACTACAATACAATTGTGATATACAATATGATTTGTCTTCTATATCTGCATCTGGTCCTAGTGGTTTCTTAAATGTTGGTTTACAGGATAGTAATTCTAGTGGATTTATGTTTAATGAAGATGGAACTATATTGTATGCGATTGGTTCTGCCAATGGAACAATTAGTCAATATGATTTAGATATTGCGTGGGAATTGGGATTTGATTCAGGCGGTCAATCATATTCTGGGACTACGGTTACACTTCCAAATCCAGCAGACTACCATGGTGAAGCAATTTACACAACACCCGGAACTTATAGCTGGACTTGTCCGAATGGAGTTACTAGTGTTAGCGCAGTATGTATAGGCGGCGGCGGCGGTGGTGTCGCGGGAGATGCCTATTACGCTCGTTCTGGTGGCGGCGGCGGGCTTGGTTGGAAAAATGACATACCTGTTATTCCAGGACAATCGTATACTGTTGTGGTGGGTGCAGGCGGTGCAGGTGTATATTTATCCAATTCTTCAAATTCTGGCGGAGCTAGTTATTTTACGACGACTGGCACAGTATTGGGCAGTGGTGCAAATCGGTACACTGGCGGCACATATGTCGGTGACGGTGGCGGAAATGGAGGAAATGGGAGTAGTAGCACATCTTCTTCATTTGCAAGTGGCGGTGGTGGTGCCGGAGGATATCTTGGAAATGGCGGCAATGGTGGCTTTTATACTGGATTAGCTACTGCTGGTGCTGGCGGGGCAGGCGGCGGTGGCGGCGGTGGTTCCAATGGATACCTTGGCGGCGTCGGTGGCGCTGTCGGAATCTATGGAATTGGCAGTGACGGTGCTGCTGGCGTGTATAATGGCGGAAACGGCGGAAATGGTTCCATAAATGTATCAAATGGAACACTAGCATCCGCCGTTTTTGGGTATGGTGCAAGAAGTGACGATAGAAATACTTCTGGAACAACTGACGGCGGCGATGGCGCGGTTCGCATAGTTTGGGGCCGAGGAAAAACATATCCTTATGACGCCTATTTTGCGGATATCAATGTAAATTACACGATTGACCCATATACAAAAATACAATTCAAGCCAGATGGAACAAGATTGTATGTAATGGGAACATACGATAATACCGTCGTGGAATACGTTTTAAACACCGCGTGGGACTTGAGTAGTATAGACAATTCTCAAACCGCAGTATTCCAAGAACATTTTAGAATAGATGTGAATGAAAGAAATCTTACAACATTCTATATAAGTCCACTAGGTGATAAATTGTTTATTTATGGTCTAGACCGTGACGATATATTCCAATTCACAATGTCAACGCCGTGGGACATAACAACTGCATCTTATGATGGAAAAGCATTTACCGCAGTTCCTACTATACCTATGGCAGATGTTGGATTTGATTATAGCGGATCAAAAATGTTTATGTTGGGAGACGGTAATAATTCTATATATTCATACACAATTGCAACATATAGTCCTATGATCATATGGCCAACTGGTATAAATTGGGAAAATGATAGCCCACCGCAGATACCAGCAAGAGGAAGTAGTACCATTGTAGAATTATATGTTTCGGACAATGGAAATCGTATATACGGTTTAGAAAAAATAAAAAATTCAGATAATCCACAATAAATATATGTATAAGGAGATAAATATATGTTACTTTTTGTAAAACTAAATAATGCAGGGGAAATAGAACAGTATCCTTATACTTTGGATATGTTTCGCGCAGACAATAAAAATACAAGCTTTCCAAAAGTATTGAATAACACATTCTTAATACAAAAAAATGTTCGTCCTGTTTACGAGGATGTTAAACCAGATTATGACAGTATCACACAGATACTTTCTAAAAAATCTACACCAGTATTAAAAGATAATAATTGGATTGTAGGATGGGATACTATTCAAAAATCGCAGGAAACTATTGATAGCGAAAAACTTGCATTGGAAAATAAAATTCGTTCCATAAGAGACGAAAATCTTACTGAGACCGATTGGGTTCCTATTAAATATCTTGAAGATGGTATCAGTGTTCCACAAGAATGGAAAGATTATCGTCAAGCGTTAAGAGATATTCCTAAACAAGAAAACTTTCCGTATGCAGTAACTTGGCCAACAAAACCCTAATGAAATAAATCACGGTATCTTTTTAATAAATATAACTAGTATACTTAAAAGGATAATTATAAATGAGATACCGTGAATTCGCAATTAATATCCCAATAAACATTCGCTTTGGAGAAAATGGCGAAGTCGATGTAGATATGGATAATTCATCTGAAACCAATGATGAAAAAGAGGTAATGGTTCCTCCCCTTCAACAAAAATTAGAATTGGCAAAAGCAGGTCTTGGTAAAGAATCTAAAGTTGCCAGTGAATTGCTTCAGGATGAGTTTTTGGATGAAGATGGCGAACAGGAGGATTAAGTTCTATGCCTGTTTTAAAAATCTGGTCTACAAACAAAAATTTATTACTTGACAATTTAAAAATTGACAAAGATAGATTATATTATGACACTGAAACAAAACAATTATTAATTGGAACTGGTGATGGAAACTGGGAACTGGTATCCACTGGTGGCGGCGGAACAGGTGGATTTGGATATACCGGAAGCCGTGGTTATACCGGAAGTGTGGGTGCGCCAAGTCCAATAATTTATGATGCAGGAACACCTTATACAGATTTTTCTGTAGGATTTAATATTAATTGCGGAGGTGTTTCTTAATGGCGTTTATTCAATTTCAATTTAGACGCGGAACCCAATTTGAATGGAATGATGCAAATCCAGTTTTAGCCGTTGGCGAAATAGCATTAGAAACTGATACTAGACAATTTAAAATAGGCGATGGTGTTACTGATTGGGCCAGTTTGCCCTATGGTGGTATTCGTGGGTTCAGCGGAAGTCAGGGTATAACTGGTTTCATTGGAAGTCAGGGTATATTGGGGTATACTGGTTCTCGTGCATATACTGGTTCGCAGGGATACACCGGAAGTCAGGGGTTTAATGGGTCGCAGGGATATACTGGTTCTCAGGGAATAATTGGATATACTGGCAGTCGTGCTTATACTGGTTCTCGCGGATATACGGGTTCGCAGGGATACACCGGAAGTCAGGGTATAATAGGATATACTGGTTCACAAGGATGGGCAGGAAGTCAAGGATACACTGGTTCACAAGGATGGACCGGAAGTCAAGGTTTCCAAGGTAGTCAGGGATATACCGGAAGTCAAGGTATAATAGGATATACTGGTTCACAAGGATGGACTGGAAGTCAGGGGTTTAATGGTTCGCAAGGTTTCCAAGGTAGTCAGGGATATACCGGAAGTCAAGGTATAATAGGATATACTGGTTCACAAGGATGGACTGGAAGTCAGGGGTTTAATGGTTCGCAAGGTTTCCAAGGTAGCCAAGGTTATGCCGGAAGTATTGGATATATCGGAAGTCGCGGATTCAGTGGAAGTAAGGGTATAACTGGTATATTAACTGAAACACTTAGCTCCCCGCCTAGTAATCCAGTTAATGGTCAAATGTGGTTTGACACTGAAGATGGGTCTCTGAAAGTATATTACGACGATGGCGACACGACGCAATGGGTAGTTGTTAGTGGACCAATTGGTCCACAAGGTGAAATTGGTTTCGCTGGAAGTCAAGGATATAGCGGAAGTGTCGGATATAGTGGTAGTCGCGGATTTAGTGCACAAGTAACTGACACGGCACCGTCAACTCCTGATATTTCAAATGGGTATTTATGGTTTAATTCAACAGATGCGAGTTTGAATGTTTATTATGATGAAACTTGGGTAGGTGCTACCGGACCAAGAGGATTACGTGGATATAGTGGTAGTCAAGGAAACATAGGGTATACTGGAAGTCGCGGGATTACCGGGTTTGTAGGTTCTACTGGGAAATTCCACGATTGGGTCTATTTAGACAACACAAACGATTTGTATGTTGCAAGTAACTTAGAAGCAATATTAGCAGATACAAGCAGTGCAAGTTTTAGTATAAGTTTGCCAGCATCGCCCTTACAAGGAAATACAGTTGTGTTTGCAGATGCAAGCAATTGGTCAATTAATCCATTAACAATTTTAAGAAATGGTTCTACTATTGAAGGTGTTAGTGACGACATAATACTTGATATCGGAAGTAATAGAACTGAATTTATATATGATGGAACAACTTGGCAAGTTATAAGCAACATTGGTGAAAAGGGAGATGTTGGATACACCGGAAGCCAAGGACCGACTGCCGATGTTACTGGTAAAGCCATTGCAATGACAATTGTTTTTGGAGGTTAACTATGAAAGCATTTGTTTATTTTTCGGATAAATATAATAATAATAAAGGATTGATTAAAGATGGCAGCACCTAATATAGTAAATGTAACAACGATAACTGCAAAAATTGATTTAACAGATTTAACAACTGTTGGGGATACTATTACGAGCAATTCTGCTGCTAGTGGAAGTGTATACAAAATAAACTCGGTAGTAGTCTCAAATATAGACGGAATAAATGACGCCGCTGTTACTATAAACATCATAAGAGGCGGAACAACTACGGTTGCGTTAGCATCTACTATTACTGTTCCTGCAAATTCTACATTGATTGCAGTATCAAAAGATATGGGCATTTATTTAGAAGAAGATGACTTGCTTCAAGGAATTGCTAGTGCAGATGGCGATTTGCAGGCAGTATGTTCTTATGAAATAATTACGGATACTGTATAATGTTGTGGAGAGGGTTTGGCGGTATTGTTGGGGATTCTCCTGACTATGCGTTGTCCGAAACTATTACTGTTTGGGGCGAAGATTTGACCACCACTTATACCGAAAGTGTTGCGTCCACATTTACTTCATATACGTCAACTGAACGTGGACAAAATGCGGTTTTTTCGTGTGACGTTTTATTTTCATCATCACCAGCAGATGGCCAAATCTTCAAAATGGGAGGTTCAGGAACTGGATGTTGGGTTGGTTTGCGTGATGGGGGAACCGTTTTTAGGGTCAGGGCTGGAGATGGCGTTTCCCTAAGTGGTAGCACGACAAATGCTGCAGTTTTAGATATCACGGATTTCCCAATGGACAATCAAGTTCATAATGTTGTTTGGGAATTTCAAACAAATCCGGGTAGAGTAAGACTTTGGATAGACGGAATGCTAAAAGGAGAAAGATTAACTACTAACGGTAGTTCTCTTGAGAATGGTAATTGGTCTGGATCAAACGCAGGAAACTATCTTGCAACCACTAATGACGGGCCTACTGGAGAACCATCTACAGTTTGGAGTGCTGGCACATCAGGCGCTTCTGTGTTGACTTTTTATGGAAATCAATTGGCGAATTCAACAGAAAATATCATTCAAACAGCGCAAAGTGGTATTTGGAATTTGTCTTCTACTTATTATAATTCAATACCGTTATGGCGGGGTTCCGCTAATAAATTCAATCTAGTAGGCAATCCAATAGATATTTACGGGTGGGTTGGTCGAGACGGAGCTATCACAACTGGATTAAATTGTAACATATCTAGAGATTCTTCAGTTACTGATTCTCCATTCGGAGGAATACCAATGAGAATGGATATTACTGGAGACGGAAATGATCCTCAAGTTGGAACATATTCTAACATCGGAGGATACACATGGAATATCGCACCGGCAGTAACCGGAGAGACGTGGGAAATGAGAGTATTAGTAAAGGCAGGTCAAACAGGATTGGTAGATGGTCAAATTTACCTATTTGGGACAAGGGCTGATGGCATTTGGGCTAATACAGGTGGTGATATAAAACAGGGAACGGTTCAATTTGATACAGAATGGAAAGAGATCAAAACCAGTTTCACTATCAATAACTCAGATGTGAGGTATATTCAGCTTAGGCTAGATGGTCCGCAAACAGGAGGGACGGGAAGTAGCATATGGTGGGACGGACTTCAGGTGTATAAAATATCATGACAAACGGTAAACTCATAGGAAAAGACATAACACCAACCGCAGACACGAGACCAAACGGTGTTTGGAACTTGGTGGACCAATATGTTTACAATAGACGAAGTGTTTGGTCTACGAAGTTTGTAACTCCTTATGGATTTCAAGGAACTGGTGCACATCCAATACACGCAAGCACTTCTGTAAGCGGAACAATAAATTTGGGAACCGCACATTCTGACAGAGAAATATGGATTATTGTCGGATCAATTACTAACGCAAGTGTAACACCCGTGAATTTCAATTCCTTCATCTTGGGTGGGATTGAAATGACTCCGGTAGAATATCAAACTTTGAATACTACAAACCCCACCATATATTTACACGCTATAACGTATTTTAGAATTGTTGATAACGGCTCACTTGGAACAACTTCGTCCTATAGCATAAATTACCAAAATAGTATGTATCATACAGGATTGGTTTCTTTTACGTCTCCGGTTACTTCAAACACTATTGATTATACCGGAAATGCGTTTGCTGGAACCCCGAATAATGTAACGCTCAACACTGGTGGGGGAAGTTGGGCAATATCAGTTACCAGTTCGCAGAATTCTTCAACAGGCACTCTGCCAAATTTCGGAAACGACGGGTCATTTGATTACGGGTCGGGTGAATGGTTAACATATGGCTATAACACCAATCCACTATCTTCAACAACAGAAATAACGCCTTCTACTGGCGCGGCATTAGAAGAAAACACAATAACAGGACTATGTAGGCTATGACATTATATACAAAAAACCGAGAATATCCAAATCAAATTCCGCATATGATTCGACTATCAAATGGAAAAATTAGATCAGACCGCACAACATTCACAGAACAAGAAATCGTAGATGCGGGCTACGTTCAAGTCGAAAATCCCCCTATTGCAGAATATCCCAACAAACTGGAATGGGATGGTGAAAATGTGCAATGGGTTGTCAGATCGCCTAATGATAGTGAGATAATGGCGCGTTGGGATGAATTAAGAAGAGAATGCGATAGATTATTAGCTGAAACCGATTATAAGGTAATCAAAGCAATAGAAACGGGCATTGCGATTGATCCAAATTATGTAGCCTATCGTCAAGAATTGCGAGATTTATATAATAACTTGAATGATATTGACCCATGGAATGTAGTTTGGCCAACTAAACCAATATAAATACTATAATAATATATTGAGGATTTACAAATGCCATTAAACTTTCCAGACCCGAATATAGCAACAACATATGAATATTCTGGCAAAACATATACATGGACCGGAACATACTGGGCGCTAGAAAATACTATTCCCATAGGATATACTGGAAGTAATGGATATACCGGAAGTAACGGATACACTGGTAGTCGTGGTACTATGAATTGGAGTCTAAAGACTTCAATATATCAATTGCAAAATACTGATTCTATAATCGCAGATACTAGTGGTGGTTCTTTTACCGTTTATTTGCCAGAAAGTCCTAGCGTTGGAAGCATAGTAGAAATCACCGATGGGGCAAGTTGGGAAACAAACCCTCTCACCGTTGCTAGAAATCTTACCAGTTTAGAAACAATTGAAGGAATCAGCGACGATTTTATTCTTAATATAAGTGGAATAAGGGTAGAATTTATATATGATGGAACAACGTGGCAGGTATTGACTAATATCGGCAAACAAGGAGATATTGGTTATACTGGAAGTCAGGGAGAAATCGGATTCATAGGTTCACAAGGGACATTGGGATATGCTGGAAGCCAAGGACCAGAAGGTGTCATACCAAGCACATTTAATACGGATATTAGTTTTACTGGTGCAGTTGCAGAACAGGTCTATGATTTGACTACAGAAGGTGCAACTCCATCATTAGATGCAAGTAATGGCACAATACAAACGCAAACAATTGCGGCAGATACTACATATACAGATTCACTATTAAGTGGAGAATATATTACTCTTATGACGGTAGATGCTACTGGATATGTAATTACTTGGCCAACTGGAACATCTTGGGTGGGAGGAAGTGGCCCAACACTAGCTACAACTGGTTATAGTGTTATAGAATTTTGGAAAGTCGGAACTACACTTTATGCTGCATATGTCGGAGATGTTGCATAATGATTCGTAGTAAAATTTTAAGAGCATCTAGTGTTTCTGGGTCTCCTATTGCATTAATATGGATTAATGTTTCTTCAAATGTTATTTCTTCGACATTGATAGAAAATGGCAATTCGATAGATACTGGCAATATTTCAACTTATAACAACGACATTTATATATATGATTTACAAATGAACCCTGAACAAAATGCAGTAGCCATGATAAGGTATAATGGTACTCCTTATGTGTTGCCTTTAAATTTCGACAAAAACAGTGGAGAATTAAGCACTGGTTTAACTTCAAGTACAGGTGGCAACAGATCACAGAGTGGCGCATTTTCTCCAAATGGGAAATATATTGCTACGTCTGGGGATTTGAGTGCAATATATTTGTGGAATTATACAGATTCTGTAGGAGTTGGGTCATATATAGGACCATACAGTACCGGAACTTTTGCAACAGTTTCTTTTAATAATTCTGGAACAGTTTTGTCAAGTTTCACAGGTGCAACTAATATATTATATTTTTATAGTTTTAACCAAACAACTGGAACAGTAGGATCATTGTATTCTAATCCTGCATCAAAACCATCTCAAGATTATGTAGCAACTGAACCTTATTGGTTTAAAGACGATTCACATGTTATCGTGGTTGATTGGCAAAATGCAATATATGTTTACGAATGGGACGATACTACTGGTTTCGGCACAGTTAGAATACATACAACTTCTGTTTTCAACTTTCCTGCTATTGTTAATGATGCTGGTGATACTATTTTTTGGATAACTACAACTGGGACGATTGAAGCAATTCAGTACACACAAGGAACTGGTTTCGGAACTTCTTCTTTAGATAATATAACATTTTCCGATATTCCCAACGCTAGTTCCGAAATAAGAGCGATTTTTTGGATAGAAAATGAAAGCAGGATATATTTTCAAGCAGATAAAAATTTTTACTATGCCGATTGGAGTAATAACCAATTTTCTAATATTACACAAATTTACGATGGTTCGTCTATTAGTGGAACTATAATCCTTCAAATTGTTGAAAAAATACAATAAATACTTATATCTGGAGAAACACATATGACAATAAATTTAAATGACTTTTTGAACCAAACATATACTGGATATACTGGTTCCCAAGGCAATTTGGGATACACTGGTAGCACTGGCGCAGGATATACTGGATCGCAAGGATCGCAAGGAACGTTGGGATACACTGGTAGCACTGGCGCAGGATATACTGGATCGCAAGGAACGTTGGGATACACTGGTAGCACTGGTTCTTTTAATTCAAGTGAAGCGATATTTACGGGATCAATACAAGAACAAACTTTCGCACTAACTGATGCTGCCACTATTACTATTGAACCAGCAAATGGAAGTATACAGTATCTGACCGCATTGGGAGCAAGTAGAACTATTGATGTAACAAATTTTGTTGATGGAGAAGTTGTTACACTAATGATTAATGATAATAGCGGTAGTGGAAGCGTAACAACTTGGACAACTGTAGAATGGGTTAATAATGGTGGTTCTGCGCCAGCATGGCCAGATAGTGGAAATTATACAGTTATAGCATTATGGAAAGTTAATGGCACAGTTTATGGCGCTTTAGTGGGAGATGGATCGTAATGTTATTTCATAGTGCAATTGGTGCAGCAGGGTCCAGTGCCTTAGAATCTAGTATTTTTGTAGATTCTACTAACATAACACTTAATACATATATCTGGGACACTGATTGGGAGTTTGTTACAATACCCACAGCTTGGAAGTCAAGTGCATATACTGTAATAATGCAAGTGTCAACCTGGTGGGATGGCACTTCTCCGACATCAGACACTATCGGAGTTGCTACTTCTTCAACTGCTACTTCTGCAAGCACATATATCTATGCTAACTACAATAGAACATCGGGAGGCTTTGAACACAGCGTTTTTGTTACCAGCGGCAGTACCTTGTCAAGTCACGGTGCGTTTGGTGTGACAGGGCCGGGACTGCAAGCAAACGGTGCAGGTCGCAGAACATTTCAAGCATTTGCAGCCACTGGAGTTTCGTCAGTGGAGTTGGTAGGACAAAGTGCCCAAAGCAACAATTTATCAATCAACTATCCTTCTACTGGTCTTACTCTAAACAGAACTCCTGCACTGTTTATGGCGCAGGTAAATACCAGTGATAACAGAAATGCTGGAAGTCTTTCAATTGATACTGGCGATGGATTTGCAAAAATCTACAGTGCAAACATATTTTCAACAGGAAGCTACGATAACTTGAGAACAACTGCTCTTATAGGCAATCCTGCTGCATTAGCAACTTCGCAAACTATCACTGGCACTGTTACAGAGTTTGGCGGTTTTCAAGGCAGTCAAGTAGCACTCAATCTAATAGGAGAATAAAATGTATATCAAACTAACAAACGGTGAACCCGAAATTTATACAATCGGAAAATTGCGCCGTGATAATAAAAACGTATCATTTCCAAAAACAATATCAAATGAGATATTAGCAAGATTTGATGTGTATCCATATATACAACAAGAACAGCCAACTTATGATAAAAAAACACAAAAATTAAAAGACGGTGGGTTTGTTCAAGATGAAAGTGGAAACTGGACTAAAATTTGGAACGTAGTTGAAAAAACTCAAACTGAAATTGCGGAATGGATAGAAGTAAAAGCCAATAGTATAAGAAGTCAAAGAAATCAATTGTTGTCAGAAACTGATTATCTTGCTTTAAGCGACGTTACACTAGCAGCAGAAATGGCAGAATATCGCCAAGCATTGCGTGATATAACCGATCAACAAGGATTTCCAGAAACAGTAGAGTGGCCTGTTAAGCCAATATAAATATATATATGGCAATTAATATAAAACATCCTACTAACGAAATTGAAACAAATGATGGTGAAGATTTAAAAATATCTTCACCATCATTAGATATTAATAGTCTCAAAGTTAATTCAAAACTTGTTATAGACAGTGATGGAAATTTTGTAGGATTAGGATTTCTTGGTAGTATATCTTTTGGAACAGGGGATGGGTATACTGGCAGTCAAGGTGTTTTAGGATATACTGGCAGTCGTGGATTACAAGGTCCAGCAGGTGCAGGGTACACTGGTAGCCGTGGTATTACTGGGTTTATAGGTTCACAAGGAATACTAGGATATACTGGAAGCACTGGGGCAGGATACACGGGCAGTCGTGGTATTACTGGTTTTATAGGTTCACGAGGAACACTAGGATACACCGGAAGCATAGGTTTCACTGGCAGCAGAGGTGACACAGGTTTTATAGGTTCGCAAGGCATTCAGGGAAATGTTGGATACGCTGGTTCTCGTGGGTATCTTGGTAGTCGTGGAGAATTTGGTTATACTGGAAGCCGTGGATCGCAAGGAGACTTGGGATTTACCGGAAGTCGTGGCGATGACGGAACCGTAACTGAAACACTAAATTCACCACCACTTACTCCAGTTAATGGTCAAATGTGGTTTGACACCGAAGACGGAACATTAAAAGTATATTATGATGATGGTGATACAAGTCAATGGGTAGTTGTCAGTGGACCAATTGGACCAAAAGGCGAACTAGGATATACAGGAAGTAAAGGAATAGGTTATACCGGAAGCACCGGATATAGTGGTAGCCGTGGATTTAGTGCACAAGTAACAGATACCGCACCAATTAACCCAAACTTAACAAACGGATATTTGTGGTTCAATTCAAATGATGCAAGTTTGAATGTTTATTATGACGGAACTTGGTTGGGTGCAACCGGACCGCAAGGCATTCGTGGATATACCGGAAGTCTTGGAATATCCGGATATGCAGGAAGTCGTGGTTATAACGGAAGCATTGGTCAGGTATATAATTGGAAAGTATACACAGTAACCGATGACGGAATAACTTCGCAGAATAAAGATGGTATAATTGCAGACACTACTGGTGGTTCTTTTACTATAAATCTTCCACCATCTCCTAGTGTGGGAGATTTTGTCATGATTGCAGATGGCGGTGATTGGTCCACAAATCCACTCACGGTTGGAAGAAACGGAAATCAAATTGAAGACATAATAAATGACGATTTGCTTTTAGATATAGGACAAAGTAAAGCTGAATTTGTATATGATGGTTCAATATGGCAAGTCATAACAAACGTAGGTTCAGTTGGTTATACTGGAAGTGCGGCTAGTGGGAATCGTGGGTTCAGTGTTGCAATGAGTATTCTTTTTGGATAAATATAAATATAATAATGGAGATAAAAAATGGCACTAAGTTTTCCTGATACAACTGGACAACCAACCGATGGAAGTTTTACATATACTGTAGATAGTAATACGTGGGTTTGGGATGGGCAAAGATGGAGTTTAAGGGAAGACCTAGAAGATAGTTCTGATAATATAGATACCACAGGACTCACGGATGGTGCATCTCTAATATATAATGCTGAAACCGAAAAATGGGAAGCAAAAACGGACACAAGTGCAATTGCTTTTGCAATCGCGCTATCATAAGGATTAAAAATGGCTAAGAGAAAACTTTTTATAGACAATTATACTTTTGACACTGCTAATGGAACTATTACTATTAAGGAAAAAATATTTCCTGAAAAATTTCTATTAATAACAGATGTCACCATAAATAAAGTAATCTATAATTTTGGTGACCCAAATTTTGGTTACAACAGCATAACACATGATGATAACGAATATACTATAATTAACCTAGTTGCAGATGTAGTAGCACTTGGTGCACAAGACACCGACCATTTGCAAATCTTTATTGACCACGATCATCAAGAAGTTGAATTTAGTGAATCTTTTATTGACCCAGTTAGTAAAATTCGAGTCAGTAATCCAGAAAACCTAATTGACACCGATTTTGAATATGGCCTGCAAAATTCAAAATGGGAAACACTTGAATTACTAAACAATGTTCCTAGTTTTTATTCTACTGGACAATCTATTATTGGTCTTCAAAAAGTTTCTTCTATAAATGGTTCTGATGTTATTCGTGTAGATTTCAATCAGCCGCATGGATTGTCTAAAGGTTCGCCAATTGATGTTAATGGATTGGATTCCAATACTGCAGAAGGAAAATATCTAGTTAGTAGTATCGTAGACGACTTTAGTTTCACTTATAAAGCAAGAAAACTACAATCTCGGGTAGCAACAATAAGCGGGCCTTATACTACCATTATACCTGGTGAATTTTATACGGGTAGTAGAGTTGCTTATGCAGAAGAAAACGGAATGACAACCGATACACTGACACCATCTACTATTACTATCACTACACCATATGAACATGGGTTTAAGGCAGGATCAAGCTTTTATCTTCTTAATACAGTAAGCCCCAGAACACTTGTTTTGGACGATGTTACCACAAGCAATGCGCCCGATGGCGAACCTTATGTTGACCCACAAGATACGGTATCTGATACACAATCAGTAAATGGTAGCCTTACCGAAACGAAACAACTGGTTGGCGCTTATAGTAAAAAGATACTTGCCGCTGACGTAGATGTGGCAAACGATAGAATACTTTGGGAAGGCCACGAATTTAGGGAAGACGATTGTGTTTTATATATAAAGCCCGCAGGAGATACTTCAATTGGTGGGTTATCGAGTTTTGATGTATATTATATCACAAATCCAACAACTGACGATTTTCAATTAAAAGCAACATTTAACGGAAGTCCTATAACAATCACTTCAGCCGGAACCTACAATTTTGGTCGCGGACAATTCATGATTGCATATGAAATAAGTAATGCAGACTCTGTGTATAGGCGTTATAATGAATATTGGAGAACACCAGGGCATCGCTTTGGATCAGGATCAGGATGGGATTTGAGAGCCAATGGCTACGGAAAAATGAGATCAAGGCCAGATTTCCTTCCTCTATTTTTTAAAGGCACTAATACTGCTTGGTATGGAACTAGCAGCTACGATGTTGTTTGGAACAAACCATATTACAGTCCTCGTTATGACGCAGACATGACAATACCTGATAACGGTGCTTCGCCAAATACATTTAATTTCATTGAAGATATAACTCGTTATACAGGCCAAGATACATTTAGAGCGAATAATGTGTCTTTTGCTACTACTTATTTGTACAGAAACCTGTCTTATTATTGGTCTAACGGAACCTATAATTTCGGTCGCGGAGAAATGTTCTTTATTCCTCTAAATTATGATACAGAACGTGATACGTTTTACATACAAGATCATGGACTTGAAGATGGCCAGAGCATTGCTTGGGCAACCACTAGCGGAAATACCCCAACACGTTCGACCACAGTTGTTAACAATTATACGTCAGTTTACAATCCTGTAAATATAACGGATTCTTCTGTAGACACCATAGAAATAGTTTCAAATGATAGATTCAGAATAAAAAGCGGTTCCACTGCATATAGAGTTCATGATGCTTCTGGGGTGTATGATTTAACTGCTATAGTTGAAAAACAAACTAAAAACAGTTTTTATATAGAAAATCATGGTCTGTCAAATGATAGTAGACTAAAAATAGATGTTGAAGCTTTGGGTGTTCTCCCAACTGCCGAAACTGGTGACATTACATATACTGCATCGGATTCTGATGTTGAAACACTTTATCAAATTATTAATAGCGGGATAGAAGATTTTATAGCAGAATCGGAAACAGCAACAAGCCAGACATATACAGATATGTATATGAATGGACCAAATGCTAGGCAAATTTTTAATACTGGAATGGAAACCTCCAGCACCATAAATTATGCGTATCTTGAAGGATATGTTAGCTCTCAATATGGAGCTTATAGTTTAAACAATGCTACAAACTTTTCTAATATGTTTACAGGAAATGTTGAAGATTTGGGAACAGGATTAGGAATGCAAGGAAGGGGATTCAAAATAATTGGAGAATCTTATGTGGTTGACAAAACTATTCCATATTTTAGCACATTAATAATTGGTCCGGAAAATATCGCACATGACACTAGAATGTATTTTGTTGTGAATTCTAATTATGCATCTGGGATATTAAATCAGTTTGCAGGAACGGTAAATCCTGCAGTTTATACAACAGAAGGAGCAGTTACTACTGATATTCGTTATGCAAGAACTGCTCAATATTTTCAGACCACAGGAAGAGATAGTTTCTTATTTTACAATATAGTTCTTAGAAAAAATGCATGGGATAGCGGAACATTTAATAAACCCGTATCTACCCGTGGTACAAACAACCATTATACATTCTTATATGGTTCTATGACTGACTATGTGAATGTAGTTGTTGCACTTAGGGTTCCAGATGCAATAAATATTGACAGTACATATATCGGTAATTTGGATACCAGAATACTAGAAAGACTAGCGAGCGATTACTCATACCCGTCCCTTGATTTGCTTGGCGAATATAATGTAGATGTTATTTCGAATAATAGATTTAGATTGAAAAATGATATAGGAACTGAATTGAATCTGACCAACAGCGGAACAGAAACAATTATATTCCAAGATGTTGGAAATCAATATGGAACTGCTGATGGTGTGTATGCTGTTACCGATGTTCCTAACGAAACTACTATGACATTTGAATTACCCTTCAGAGCAGATTCGAAACGGGTAGGAATTGTGGTTGATGACCAAACCGTAACCGACCATTTCTATTTTCCTAGTTATCATAACCTTGCTAATTACACTCCAATAATTTACAGTAATAACGGAAATGCCGATTTGCCTGGCCTAGTTGATAATACTACATATTATGCATTTGTTGAAGACCCAAATTATATAAGAATTGCAGCATCGCCGGATGACATACTTGTAAATTCTTTTATATTAATTGATTGGGCTAGTGTAACTTCTGGTGAAATACACGTATTTTCATCAGAATCTGTAAACGGTCTCATTCCTGTCCCAGAAGATATAAGTGTTACTGAAAATTCAAAAACTATAATTGGGGATACTGGCAGCATTTTTAAAACATATTATAAATCTGGAGATAAGATATTAATAGTAAATGATGGAACGACCCCAGGAAGACTAGAAGAATTTACAGTGTCTACTGTTGTTGACGATGTGGAAATGGTATTAACAGAAGCGCCTAGCTTTACTTCTGCTGCTACTAAATTGATGGTCCCTACTGCACTGTATGTCAGACCAGATGGCGCAACATTGCATAGGCCATTTGATGGCGGTGTTGAAATCAATGCTGGAACAAGTCCTTATAGTCAAATCGTTAGACAAACTCGTAAATATTTCCGCTATCAGTCGGGTAAAGGTATTCAAGTTTCTCTAGCTATAAACTTTAATCCTCCTATATTGGTAGAAGACATATTTTCAAACGGAACAACTGTAACAGTAAGAACAAAATACCCACATGGATTGACTACTAACAATAGTGTAACCATTAGAGACAGTTTAGATACGGAATATAATGGAGATTATGTAGTAGATACAGTCCAAGATGAATTTGTATTCACGTATGAATTGTTATCTATTCCTACAACATCAATTCCAAGAGGTCTAATATCTTTTAATATTAATGGATGGACTGGAAGTGCTGTTCGTGCGGGTATGTTTGATTTCCAAAATGGTTTCTTTTATGAATACGATGGTAGCCAAATATACGCAGTTCGTCGTAGTTCAACACAACAAGTTAGCGGAACCGGAACTGTGATCAATAATTCTAATTTATTGTTAGGAAATGGAACAAACTTTAGTGGACAACTTTCTCAGGGAGAAACCATTGTAATTAGAGGTCAGACCTATAAAGTTACAAAAATAAAAAGTAGAACAGAAGCAGTTATTCAACCAGCATACAAAGGTGTGTCTGCCAATGGAGTTGTACTTACTAAAACAGTAGACACAAAAATTCCACAAAGCGAATGGAATTTAGATAGATGTGACGGAAATGGTCCTAGCGGATTTGATTTAGATGTAACAAAAATACAGATGGCATATATGGACTATAGCTGGTATGGTGCTGGTAAAATTCGTTTCGGTTTCAAAGATAGAAAAGGTCACGTCAAATATGTTCATGAGTTTGTTCACAACAATAAACTCACAGAAGCTTATATGCGTTCTGGTAACATTCCAGCAAGATATGAAATTGAAAATACCGATACCGCAACATATGTACCAAATCTATTCCACTGGGGAACATCAGTCATCATGGACGGAACATTCAATGACGATAAAGCATATTTGTTCACGGCAGCATCAAATAATCTTTCGTTCACTAACGGTCAGGGACTTAGTGCAACTACAAACGCTAATTCTGTATTGGATAGACAATGGAACCGAGACAAAAGGTCATACGATTGGTATGTTCGTTTATCTTTTGCATCATCGGATGCAAGTAAATTTACTACCGGAACATCGTTATATACCGTTAACGAACAATTAAATGGACAGGTGGTTGATAGCGCAACATACAGTGGTTCAAGCTATCGTGTTTATATATACTTGACAACACAGTTTAATACTCCTTCTAATTATCCTGTTGTTGCTAGTGGAACGGCTGTCAGTATTGGACAACCAGCAAGCGGTGGAGATGGAACTGATTTGTCTAAATCTACTATTCCACTGATTAGTATTAGACTTGCGCCAAGTGTTGATAACGGTATTACCGGAAATCTTGGAGAAAGAGAAATTATTAATAGAATGCAACTTAAATTGAACGAAGTTGGTATGGTTCTTTCCCATGATAGTGAGGTTGCTCTAATACTTAACGGAAATCTAAGTAATATTGGATTTAGCAATGTTCAAGACCCATCTCTGTCAAATCTTATAACACATCAACAAGGCGATGTTGTTATTGGTGGAACTGAAATATTTAGTTTCCGTGCATCTGGCGGAACCGAGGATTCTACCGGAAGAAGATTATCGGCAGCATCAAACTTTGATTTGAGAGAAATTACTGACATGGGTAATAGTATTTTAGGTGGAGATGGTGTTTTCCCAAATGGCCCCGACCTTCTTACTGTTGCGGTAAGGGTAAGTGATACAAGTGATATTAGCGCAAATTCACCATACAATGCTAGTGCTAGAATTACTTGGAGCGAATCACAGGCATAAAAGGATAAAAATATGGCAGTAAGTTTAAGTAGTTTATTAGGAAGCGATTTTATCGGAGATACTGGTTATTCTGGTTCTCAGGGTGCAATCGGATATACTGGTTCTTTTGGGAGTCTAGGATACACTGGCAGCATAGGGACAGCAGGACAAGATGGACTCAATGGTTCTCCGATTGGTGGAATAATACCAGTATCCGTCAGCAGAACATTAATTCTAACAGATTCAAACAGTATGCTGTTTTCTACTGCTTCTACGACAGTCACATATACTATTCCAAATGATACAACTTTGGACTTTCCGATAGGAACAGTTGTCCACTTTACACGGGATGGAACTGGCTCTGTTACGATAGGAAGCGAAGCGGGCGTGACCGTTAGGATAAGAAATGGATTAACTAATCAACTCGCGGTTCAATATTCTATGGCAACCGCTGCAAAGCTTGCCGCGAATACATGGTATCTATATGGAGATTTGGCATAATGTTAATTTGTAGTGTTATTTCATCAAAACCAAAGCATATTGCCACGGGCGGAGCAATATCAGAACATAATATAAATGGAGTAATATACAAAGTTCACAGTTTCTCTTCTTCTTCTAGTATTAATATCATACGAGAAGGCGATATAGATAATCCGGATTTGGAATACTTGGTCGTAGGCGGTGGAGGCCGTGGAGGGAGCATTGGCCAAAGTAACACATATGCTCCAGGCGCTGGCGGCGGTGGCGGGGTTCGGCATACAATAGGAAACCCCATAATATTGCCTTCTGGAACTTATAACACAACTGTTGGCGGAAGTGGTGGTTCTTCTTCATTTAATGGATTAACATCAAGCGGTGGAGGAAATGGCGGGTCAACGACTTCTGGAAGCTCTGGAGGTTCTGGCGGAGGCGGCGCTGCTTACACCACATCTTTGGCTTTTACTGGAGGTTCTGGTATTTCTGGACAAGGAAATAGGGGAGGAAATGGCGTAGGAAGTTCTAATGGGAATTCACGTCGCGGCGGCGGCGGCGGGGGAGCAGGAAGCAATGGCGGACAACCAACCGGAGGTTCCCCGCTATTAGTAAATTTTAAAGGACAAAATGATACTTATGCTGGCGGCGGAACGGGAGCAACCGGAATAGGTAGAGCAAGCAGTGGTGGCGGAATTAGTGGTTCTGGAAGCGGCGGTGCTCGTGCTTCTGGTTCTTTATCTGGTGCCAGTGGCGGTGTCTACGTAAGGTATAAAAAATGAGATACGAGGCAAAAATAGAAAATAATATAGTGACTGATACTATTGTTTGTGATGACACTTATGTAAACAATATGGATGGACATTGGATTGTTTATAATAATTATGACGATGTTAGTGTAGGATACACTCACACAGAAACCGAAGGGTTTCGTCCACCAAAACCATTTGATAGTTGGATTTGGAATGAAACTAACAAATATTGGGATTCGCCAACACCTCTCCCCGACGAAGAGGATATTTACGAATGGGATGAAACCACTCAATCGTGGATAATGACTTACAAAAAAATATAATTTTATATTGACAGAATCATAAAAATGATATATACTATTAATAAATAACTTAGGAGTTAATAGTATGAAAGCAATGTGGCAAATGTGGCCGAATCAACTAAGTGATGATACGGTCAATGCTATTATACAAGAATGTGAAAAATATCAAGTTCACGAAGCTGCGCTAGGCGTAGAAAATACCAGACCAGACAGCAGCTATAGGAAAAGTAATGTTCGTTGGGTTCATGGCAATAATCCAGAAAGCAGATGGATAAAAGAATTAATATATGATTTTGCACAAATGGCAAATCGTAACGCTTTCGGTTTCCATATAGATACAGTAAATGATATACAATATACGGAATATCATGGAAGCGAAGCTGGTAAATACGAATGGCACAGTGATACTTTCTGGGATGCAAATAATCCATATGATAGAAAAATTTCAGTAATAATGCAACTAAGCGATGGTATGACTGATTACGAAGGTGGGTTCTTTGAACTTGACCCACAGTATCCGCAACCAGACCCAAACGCATTACGAACAAAAGGAACGGTATTTGTTTTTCCATCATTTTTGAGTCATCGTGTAACTACAGTAACAGGTGGAACCAGAAAATCGTTAGTAAGTTGGGTAGAAGGACCGAGTTTTAGATAATGAAAATAGCAATATGTGATAAGATTGGATTGTGTTATGATGGCACAACGCTAGAAAAAAATGGACTAGGTGGCAGCGAAAGTGCTGTCATTCTTATGTCAAAAGAATTACAACAATTAGGATTTAACGTAACTGTATTCAACAATTGCAATGATAGCACACATTCTAGTGAAGGAACTTATAATGGTGTTAGATATATTGATAATTCAAATGCAGCAAATCATAATGAAGAATATGATATAGTTATTGTTAGCAGAACCGCAGAACCATTTTTAAATAAAAATAGATATCCATTTTTGAAATCTGCAAAGATGAAAGCATTGTGGTTGCACGATACCTTTTGTGAGGGAGACCAACATGTTCAAAATTTGGCATTATCTGGTGAAATAGATTATATTTTTACACTCAGTGATTTTCATACTGATTATGTATTGAACTGCGATCACGGTCAAAAAAGAAACTATGAAGTTCTTAAACATAAAGTATTTCAAACAAGAAATGGCGCAGTAAAACATATAGATGAAGTTGACCTTAGCAAAAAAGATAGAAATCATTTTGTTTATAATGCAAGTGTGACAAAGGGTTTGGTTCCTCTATTAGAACACATATGGCCAGAAGTTAAAAAACAAATACCACAGGCGCATCTTACAGTAATTGGTGGATATTATCGTTTTCGCGAAGGTGCAGAACCAGATGCACAAGAAAAAACACTTAGAAAATTGGTAGAAGATGATAGACTAAAAGAACTAGACATTACTTTTACGGATGTGATTCCTCAACCAAAAATTGCTGAAATACTTACAAACGCAACTTTTATGTTGTATCCTGGTGCATTTCCAGAAACATTTGGAATATCTACACTAGAATCTCTTTTATACAATACGCCACTGATAACTACAAAATTTGGCGCACTTGAAGAAACTGCTGTTGCTGGCGCATGTTATACTATGGATTTTGCTATAGAACCAAACAATTTGTTTCCATATATTAACAAAGAAGGACAAGTAAAACAATTTGTTCAACTGACTGTTGATGCGTATAATAATCCTTACTTACTACAACAAAAGCAAAATTATTGCAGTGTAGTTCACGATGTTGCAGGATGGGATAGTGTTGCTATAGAATGGAAAAGATTTTTCCACCACAAGCTAGGAAAGTTTTTACCAGCAGAAGATTATCGTGTTGCTAAAATTATTAGTCAAAAAGTAAATCGTGTCTTTGGCAGAGTTAACAATATGCCAAACTATCGTGAATATATTAGTTTTGGAAAGCAGCGCGGGATACTAATTGTATCACCTTTTTATAACTGTGAAAAATATATTAGCAATTGTATTCTTAGTGTGGCACAACAAGATTATGATAATTACGTACATGTTTTGATTGATGATTGTTCAACTGATAATAGTTTTGAAGTTGCCCGACAGACAATAGATAGTTTGCCACCAGAAGTTCGTTCTAAATTTTCTCTACAAAAGAATCTTACAAATCGTGGAGCAGTATATAACCAAATAACTGCGATTGATATTCACGGCGAAGATGATGACATTGTTATGCTATTGGATGGTGATGATTGGCTAGTAAACAACAATACACTATTTCATCTTTACAATGATTATTATAATTATGGAGCAGAGTTCACATACGGTAGCTGTTGGAGTCTAGTAGACAATATTCCGCTTGTAGCACAAGATTATCCAGAAAGTGTAAAGCAAAATCGTTCCTATCGCGAACACAAATTTAACTGGAATATGCCATACACACACCTAAGAACTTTCCGCAAATCTCTAATCAATAGTATTGACCAAAGTGAATTCAAAGATGAAAATGGCGAATGGTATCGTGCTGGTGGCGATGGTAGTGTATTTTATAGTTTGATTGAGCGGGCCAATCCAGACAATATAATTGCGCTAAAAGAAATTGTTTATGCTTATAATGATATAAATCCAATAAATGACTATAAAATAAATGGCGATGAACAAAGTCGCAATGCAGCAAAGATACTTAACAAAAATAGTGGAGTTAAATTATCCGAGCACTTAGGCAAGCAATCAGAAAAAAATGTAATCAAAGAACAAACTATAAAAAAAGAAACCCATATGCAACGAAAAAAACGAATACTAATAGCAATACCTACTTCAAAATATATAGAACCGGAAACGTTTAAATCTCTTTATGATTTGGATATTCCAGAAGGATATGAAACTGAGTTTCAATTCTTTTATGGGTATCGCGTAGACCAGGTTCGCAACTTGATCGCAGAATGGGCGAAACATTACGATTACTTATTCTCTGTAGATAGTGACATTGTTCTTCCAAAAAATACACTAAGAAACTTTATTGCAGCAGATAAAGATATAATTAGTGGATTGTATATTCAGCGAATTCCAAATACACATACACTAGAGGTTTATATGGATACGCCAAACGGTGGATGCACAAATATGCCATATGAATTAATTAAAAATCGTGGTATCGTTGAGATAGCAGGATGTGGGTTTGGTTGTGTTCTTATCAAAAGTGAAGTATTTAGAACTATACCTTATCCGCACTTTGAATACCATTCTGCACTAAATCATCGCGACACAATAAGTGAAGATATTGATTTTGCTATCAAAGCAAGAAAGCATGGATTCAAACTGTGGGCAGACAGCAGTATACATTGTGAACATATTGGGAATACAAAATTCATAGTTGACCAAAACCCTAATGCGGAAATAAGTTCCATATCTGACGAAAAAAAAAGTCTAAAAGCACTGTCTAATAAAAGATTATTGCCAAAAACACATGTTGACTATCTTAATGAAATGTCGATAGAACCAAAAGTCATTTATGATATTGGCTCATGCGTAACTCATTGGTGTTCAGTAGCAAAAGAAAAATGGAATAATTCTAACTTTTTCTTGTTTGAGGCAATGGATGACGTGGAAGAAATATATCAAGAAAAGGGATTTCCAAATTATAACATTGGTGTTCTTTCTGATAAAGATGATAGAATTATAGAATTCTATGAAAATAAAATTCATCCTGGAGGTAACTCATATTACCGAGAGAACCCAAAACATTCAAATGATGCAAATATTCTTTTTGGTAAAGATAAAATTGTGAAAAAGAAAACATCAACACTTGATACTGTTGTGGAAAAAAGAAATTGGCCTTTGCCTGATTTTATAAAAATAGACGTCCAAGGTTCAGAGCTTGATATTTTAAAGGGTGCAACAAAGTGCTTATCCAATTGTAAAGATGTTATTATAGAATTACAACATGTTGAATATAACATAGGCGCACCAAATAAAGATAAAGTAATAGATTATATGAAAAAGTTCGGATTTGAATTAATTTCAAACTTTTCAAACACAAATGTAGATGGTGATTTTCATTTTAGGAAAATAAATGATTAAACACAGTTTTTTAAACAAGCGTGAAGACGTAATGAAATTTGCCAATCCCAATGGGGTTGGCATAGAACTCGGAGTTGCAGAAGGTGAATTCAGCGAACGTGTTTTGAGAAATACACAAAACTATTATCACTATAGCGTAGACATGTGGGCAGGAGACAGAGGACACGATGATGACCAATATAAGCGTGTAATAAAAAGATTAGAGCCATATCGTGATAGAAATACTATAATAAAATTAAAGTTTCAAAATGCTCTAGAATTATTCCCAGACAATTATTTCGATTTCATATATGTAGACGGCTATGCACATACTGGCGAAGAAAATGGAAAAACATTTAGTGATTGGTATCCCAAATTAAAAAATAGTGGAATAATGGCAGGAGATGATTATCATGATAATTGGCCTCTTGTTAAAAAATGTGTAAATGATTTTTCTTCAAAAGTGAATAGAGATTTGCATCTTATTGATTGCCACGAACCAAACAGTGTTTGGAGTGAATATCCAACATGGTTTATATTTAAATGAGAGATTTTACGAATAAAAGTATAGCGGTAATAGGAAATGCACAGTATCTTTTCAATAGAAGATACGGTGGAGAAATAGATAATCACGATATAATAATCAGAATGAATCGTGCGGCAATGCTGTATGAAAGATTTGATTCACAACTAACGCATGGTTCAAGAACTGATGTATGGGCGATGTGGAGACATCGTGAATATGAAAATGCGAATATAGTAGAACCCGAAACTGTAATACAAATGGCTTCTTGGATTCCCGTAGATGCTCCACACGTCGCCGTATATGATCCAGTTTATCTACATAACTTAAAAGTAAAATCGAAAATAGAAACACCAACAACTGGGTTGATGGTGTTAGACTTGCTTTCGCATTTTGAAACTAAAAATGTATCAGTTTACGGGTTTGATTGGAAAGAAACGCCAACATTTACAGACCCTAATCGTCAAAGTGAACAAGAAACGCTCCACGACTTTAATAAAGAAAAAATATATTGCAGAGAATACTTTTCAAATGGTTTAGGCTATCTTTTTAGGTTTTGAAAAATTTTCTAGATAGTTGATATCTTCGTTGTTTTCTTTTTGATTCTTTAAGATAGTCTTTATTTTTTCTGTCATTTTCTTGTTAAGCAAAACAGTCTTTGCTCCGCGATGTAGTGGTCTTGGGTAGATGCCAATATCTACCCAAGCATAGCCGCTACTTTCGCCATTAAGCTGTGGAACAAATTCTTCATACACAGTTAGAACATAAGAATTGTATTCAAAATTTTTGTCTCTGCTTATATACTTATGTAGTGGATAAACTTTTTCAACATCTGGAATAATTCCAATTTCTTCGGTTAGTTCTCGTAGAAGAGTTTCAAATGGTGTTTCATTTTGTTCCTGTTTGCCTCCCCAAAAACTCCAAGTTCCGCTATATGTAGAATTGTCGCTTCTAAGTTGCAAACAAACTCTTCCAGTATCTATTGCCAAAAACAAACAACCGCTTGCACTAATCATAGATACAATCTCCAATATCCTGCATTATATATTCCTTCATAACTTTTTTTCCATACTGTTCCGTCCCATTCGTATTGGTCCTGTGTGTTAGTATCGTAAACTATCTCTGGTCCAGTGCTTTCACTAGAATCAAAAAATAATTCCCACTCTGTGCCATTGAATTGTATTATATCGTTTTGATTAGCAGTTACGCCCCATAATCCATTTTCTCCGGTTTCATGTGTTATCAGATACTTTTGGCCAGTCTGTGCAGCAGGTAAGTTTCCATCACTAGGATATGTCTGTGTTGGCTCTATGATAGAATCAATAGTTCCTAATGTGTTTATAGGAAGAGTATCGGTGTCTACATTGAAAATAAGTTTTTGAGGATCAGTTTCGTCTATAGCTATAGTTCCTATAATATCCTGCGAGTCGTCGGTTATGTCGTCTGTTCTTCTTAGACGAATCTGACTTACATTTTCTCTAATATCACATTCATACAACTTAATTAATTCATCCCATCTTATACTTGTTCCATCCTGATTTACACTCGAACCAGTCTTTGACATCAGTGTAACACGATTCTCGTCAAATTGCAACTTGTAATTTTCTACAGTTATCACAGTATATGATGTGAATTGCGATGCAAAATCTTCTTTCTGTTTGAAGTAGTTTATATTTTCACTATCAACTACGTCTAACTTACTTATAATTGTATGAATTAGTCGTTCTCTTCTAATCTTTGCGGGTGGGTTTATGTATATTGGAATCATAAAATTAAAAGTTAAAACGTCTATAACATCATCTACCCCGCTAGGAATACTTCTTCCGCTAAAATTATTTCCAACCATTTCCATATAGCTTAATGAACTCCAATCAACGGGGCTACTATTAGTTTTCAAATTTATATGCGGATTGTAAAGCGCAGATATTTGTTCAAAAAGCTGAAACTTTTGTTCTAAGTTTGTAGTCCAAATATCAACACTAATGCTCATATCATATGGGACTGGATTATGTTTTATAACTTCATATCTATCGCCAGGTTCGTTACTATATTGTCCTGTAGTTTCATCAAACTTTTTTTCAGTAATATAACTACTGTGAGTAAATTGTTGATATGTTCTACGGTTCCCTGCCATTGAAATGTCAGTTATGTATATACTAATAAATGGCGCACTAGTTAAAACATTCTCGCTATTGTTTTTCATAATGTGAGAACTCATTCTGGACATATCACCATAGTTCACTGGAACTGTTCTGAATATAGGCTGTCCGTCAGCACTGTCACCAACTTTTACACTAAAGTCTGAAAATAATCTAATAACTTGTGCAAGGTATCTTCTAATCTGATTATCGTAAAAATACTGCATTATTCGCTCCCTTCGCTATCCACAATCGGCGGAACTGGATTGGTAATAGTTTGTCTTTCTGCAAAAATTCTATCATTTGTTGCCATAGTTGGTTCTTCGTTATTAACGAAACCACCAGCGTTGAATGTTTTTTGTTCCCAAGTATCTCCTGCGCCAGTTTGGTCAAAAATTCTGTGCCATCTTGTTCCACGTCTTACAAACAATCTATTTGGATTAAAATCTGTTCTAACAAAATAGTCTCCTTGATTTGGATCATTTGGAAATGATATTCCGGTTGGAATGTTAGAGTCATAACTTACTTCATTTGAATTACTTGTTCCGTCGTAACCAAACAAATGTTCTGCCAAACTAGTAGTATAAGATTCTGCATTATCTTTGGCATATTGAACTACTTGTTTGTTTGCATCCAAAACACGATTGTAAAGTTTGGTTGCTTCATCCCTGTCGTTTTCTCCGGGTTCTTTCAAAATTCCTGCAAACTCTTGGCTATCAGTTATTGGACCCATTTTAATTCTCCATATATGCGGCCACCAAGTTTGACTAAATCCTTCACCACCACGATTTGCATCTTGAACAACATAATATTTTGGTATTGGCTTTTCTGTTATTTCTAATCCTAAATCATCTGCAAGATGTGGCAATTCTATAACGTCGCCGCTCATCAATTTTCTACCAATTGTGTCTACCATGTCATTTATATGAAATGTCATATAAAGTGTATCGTTGGTTAGAAAAACGCCGAACTGTGTTAAATCAAAATCATTATCGGTGACATTATAAACACCACGCAATTCGTAAACATCAGCTTCATATTTTCTATCGCGATTTTCTAAGAACAGCAAATCCTGAATTTTAGTTTCATTGACCCATCCGTTTGGATTTGTTAATTCTCCAGTAATGGGATCAGTTTCATTTCCCTCAGTGTAGTTTGGTTGCGATTTATCGCTTTTATCCACGGTTTGATATGGGCCAATATACTTATGTATATACGCGCCAGTTCCTCCTACAAAGAATTGTTCTTTTATTATTCTATCCATATAATGATAGTCTTTTGTTTTTTGTGGTTTCCACATAGTTAATTTTGCCATAGAGTGAACTCCTTATCTTTATATTTATTCAATAAATAATACTATAATAGGAGTATTCTTTATGGCTATAACCCGCGATACTATAATAAAAGAAATTGAACAGCGCCTTGGTGGCTCTATGATAGATGTAGAATTAGACCCAGATGACTATCATCTTGCAATAACAAAGTCTCTTGAAAAATATAGACAGCGTAGTGAGAACGCCGTGGAAGAAAGCTTCCTTTCTTTGACCCTCCAAGTTGAAAAAACTGATTATACTCTACCAGATGAAGTTATTGAAGTAAGAAAAATTTACCGCAGAAGCACAGGGGTTAGCTCAGGCTCAAGTTATGATTTCGAACCATTTGAAGCACAATTTTTAAACCAGTATATGATGCACAGTGGTCGTGCAGGTGGCCTTGCAGTATATGACGCATTGGCACAACATCGTGAATTATTGGGCAGAATGTTCGGGGCGGATTTGAATTTCACTTTTAATCGCGTTACTAAAAACTTATTCATTCATCGCAGAATGCGTAGCGACGATGATGTTTATCTTCACATATATAATTATAGACCAGAAGAGAATTTATTTAATGACGTATATGCAGGACCATGGATAAAAGATTATGCATTATCACAAAGCAAACTTATGCTTGCAGAAGCCCGTGGCAAATATAATACTATTGCTGGCCCGCAAGGCGGAACAACGCTTAATGCAGATTCTCTAAGAAGTGATGCACTAGCAGAACTAGAAAAATTAGAAAATGATTTAAAAATGTTTGTTGCGGGTGGTGGCGGATATGGATTCATTATCGGTTGACATCTTCCTTTTGTTGTGGTATTTTTATTCTATATAACAAATAAAAGGAATCACTATGAGTTTCAGATATATAACACTCTTTGATAACGAAGGGTTTGAAAGCATTATAGATATTACATGTGATGACCATCATCGCGCCGAAGCAGCATTATACGATGAAGAAGACCCACAAAAAGAAATTGCATCGCTTATCAATAAGATGACATTACGTGCAAGATTCAATCCGCATCGTAGTCCAGAAATTTGGGTATTCTGGAGTGATGTTGACGAAAAAACTTTGTACCAATCTGCTTGTGAAAACCCGCAAGTGATGGCAGACCTTATTCGCGGCAAGGGGGTAAAGTTACATGGTGATTCAAAAACTAAAAGAGTTATTGAATAAAGTCTCAAATAATTTAAATTAAAGTATCTGGACAAAAGAAAAAGGGCAGGATTAATCCCGCCCTTTAAATTTGTATTATAATATTTTATATTTCGCCAGTATTGACCAAACGAATTGGAATATAGATAAACTCGATAGCTTTGGTTGGCACTACGGCGATATCAATCCACAATTCATTGCGATCAATTCTTAAAGGAGTATTATTGCTTTCGTCCACCACACATGCAAAGTCAGTAATACCGCGTTTTGCAAGAATATCAAACAAAAAGTTTTCATATGTTGATTTAGCACGATCACGAGTAGATTTGATGTTTGGTTCAAACAAGAATGGTCTGCCAATCACTTCAAATCTTTCACGCAAATATGCAACCAATCTTGCAACGTTAACGCGATCTAATGCAGAAGATTGATTGTAAAGTGTCTTGTTTCCAAACATAACAATTCCTTCTGCTGGGAAGTTCGCAATTGGGTTAATCTTTGACGTGTAAAGACTATCGCGCTGTCCTTTGCTTAGTGATACGGGTCTAAATTCACCAGAAGTAGAATCTAGATATCCAACTCCGCTTGCATTTGAAACAACGCCACGAGTTAGGCCAGCAGGAGCGAACCAAGGATACGCAACATTGTCGTTATATGCATACTTGTATAATGCTCCGTGTGATGCTGGGACTGTAGTAGTAAATCCATCTGGCGTAGTTGTACGAAGGCTTGGATAGTATATCGCACTATATGGATTTCCTTTTGACGGAAGACCGTTTTCGCCATCTTCGGACACATTGGTATTATTCATCCAGTTTACGACTTCTGATGGATTTTTTCTCATTGGTGCATCAAGAATAACAAAACCAGTTTCTCCACGGTTGACATTAAGTTCAATCAGTTCTCCAGCTAGTTCTGGGAAATTTGGTGCAGCCAATAGAGTAAAGTTATAAACTTCTTCTAGAAGATTTTCATTGCCAACAACGGCAGCTTGCATTCTAGTAGTGATTGCTTTGTGCTGTGCAAGTCTTCCAAATGAACCACTTCCGTCAACACTATTTGAAGCGGAATTAATCCATGCGCTAATGATTATAGTAGATTCACTATCAAGAGGATCAACTATTTCAACTTCACTATAAACTTTAACGGTGTTTCCACTTTTTGGCATATTAACTGCAAGCATACCTGTTGGGTACAACACTGCGTTGTTATTTGGGCTTGGTGGTGTTGCATATTCGGTTATATCGGTTGTTCCGCTTTCTATTGAAAGATCAGAAAACAATACGCCATATTCACTAGACTGGTCTGAATTTTCGTGAATTTCCCAAGAAGAAGAAGTAGAATTAAATTTGTAAAGAACGGGATATTCCGATTCGTTTGTATCTATCCAAACATCTCCATCTTGTAGTGCATTCCCGTCTGCACGGAAACTTGGAACAGTAGATGAATAAATTTTTTGATCACTATCTAAGTTAACCCAGCTTCCACCATCGTTAACATAAATGTCCAAATCGTCTATGGTTGAATCATACCACATCGTTCCAACTTCAGGATCACCAGTTGGCTCATCATTTTGAACTAAAAGTGTTGTATCCGCTGCAAAAGAATTAAAAGTTGTAGTTCCGTCAACTGTTACAATTTTTAATTCTACTACGTCATTTGTTGCAGAATCTATTTCTAAAACTACGTTACCAGAAATAAAGGCTGGTTCGGTCAGTGACGAACCATCAACTGGAATGTATGAAGAATCTGCTACTAACTTTGACCCAACAATATCTACATTCTGGAAAACCCCAGACAAATCAGAAATATAAAGAGGTATCGTTATACCATTGCTAGGAGTAGTGGTTTTGATCCAAACATCTCCATCAGACGGTGTAGATGGAACACCGTAGTGTGGTGCAAAAGTTGCGTCGGTTATTTTATTCCAAAGAGGAATACCACCGCCTACGCCAACAAAGTAATCAAATGTTACTGAGCCGCCCGTATCTTTGTGTATAAGGACTGCATATTCATTTTCTACAACAGATGTAGACGGTGTAGTTGTGCCAGCAGTTTCATATTCAACTACTACCGGAATTTTATAATCCCAGCGACCAGTAGTTCCATTATATTCGTGAATTCCCCATTTAGCAGCATCAAGATCAATCCAGTATGTAAGCGGGTCAATCGGACCAGTTGGTGCTACTACAGATGGTTCCAGTTGTCCTAGATCGATATCGGCGCGAAGAACATAAGCACGTGATCCCTGACCTAGATATGAATATGCAGCCAACAGCCCGTATTCGTTTGTCTCGTCGCCTTCTACAACACCACCGCCACTTGTTCTAAATGCGGCGTTACCAAAATACTGGGTTAACTCGCGCTGTGATGTTACGCTAATGATTTCTCCAGCGAATGATTTTTTTGTATATTGTGCAATCCCATCTGCAAAGGTAGCAGTGGGATCAACTTTATTTTCTCTTGTTGCTAATACAATAAGAGGGACCGTTCCGGTGCCAGGTGAAGCGTATTGGCTTTCGTCAACTACGGATACGCTAATTCCTGGTGATACTAATGTTTCAGCCATAGTTATTACTCCTTTGAACTATTCTTAGAAGTATTTAGCAAAAACGTTTAAAAAACCCCTTTTTGAAGGGGTTTTCTATGGTAATAATTTATTTTATGGTGTAACTTTTACTCTTTATGGGACAATTTTCTATTCCGTTGTCTATGATGAAAAAGTGCCAGTTTGAAAAATAATCATCTTTGTGACCTCGTATGTTACTATAAAATCCATCTGTTAGCACAAAAACTGCATCGTATTTTTTTTCTAACTTGTCTTTTTTGAAATCATCAAGAACGTTGCGTATGTTTGTTCCCCAACCCGAATACCCGTAATTTATTTTGCCAGATTGAGAAATGCTACACTCAGATACTCTGTCAGCAAATACAAAAATATCTTTTTCGTACTTACTTTCACTAAGTTGATTTATCATAGAAATAAATTTTCTACTAACTTGTTCGCACGAGCCACTAACATCGCAATATGCTAATACTTTGTGTTTACTATTTTTGTTTATCGTCTGACGAATTGGTAAATTCATTTTTGTATCTTTTAAAATACCAGAACTACGGCGATTTACGCCATACCATTGCGTTTTTATTTTAGGTGGTGCTGTCTGAAATGAAGTAGAAACCGCCAAGTCAAAGTACTTTTCAAGAGACGTTTTGGGTTTTACAACATCTCTCGTGACGGAATGATTGCTTACTGCTCCTTTGTTGATACTATATCCGTCAGAAGACTTTGCAATCATGTCATTGTCTAAGTCTGCCTCTTCGGTTTCTTTTTCATCATTTATTTTTTCGTCAATCATGGTTTCAATTTCTTCAAGAAGTTCTGGATCAATATCATTGAAACCATGTGTGTCCATAGAACGTGTTTCTAGTTCTTGAATAGAACCTTTGCCAAAAATTTCAATATATTTTTGATAGTAATACTGAAAGTTTTTTCCTTTCTCTATTTTGTCACTGTGTTCTTTAAAGACACTATCTATCAAACAAATCATTTCCATTATAGTGGGCATAGTGGAACGGGGAATATCACTAAGATACTGTTCAAGGATAATCTCATTGATACAAATATCCATCGCTACATTGAGCAAAGGATACGATTGAATTTTCTTATCAATAGAATCAAAAAATTCACTACCGCGTTTTCCGTGTGAAAACAAAACATGCAGGACTTCGTGAATAAAAACAAAAATCTTTTCGTTGTAATTTAATTTATCCCAAAAATCTGGATTAAATATAAATTTCACGCAAGGATTTTCATCGCTGTCTCTAGCAAACATAACTGCTGCTGTGGGAACCTGATCAGAAAATTCTGGTTTCATCATATCCTGCATAAACGTAAAAAAGATTGAATTGACCCTGTTAAGGAACGGGGTCAATTCTTGAATTATCTCTTGGCCATCTCTCATGTAAACAATCCGTTAAAAGCTGCTACTGGAAGGGCTGTTCCTTTATTTTCGATATTTTTGATAATCGCGTTCATTTTCTTCTTGTCTAGATTAAGAGGTTTAACAAAGAAACTAGAACGAGACATTTTTGCAATTGTCCGAAAAGCATGTGTATCATATGGTTTGGTAGCAGGGTTGCTAATATTTAGCATGTAGATAAGAACAGTAATGAAATTTTTAAAATCTGATATGTCTGTTTTTGAAATTCCAGCTATAAGATCGCGAATTTGATAGCTGCTCATCTGCGGATTGTAAATAAAACCAAAAAGATTATCAACCTCATCGGAATAATCTTTAACGGAGATAGGCAGATTGTCTAGTTTAAAAGGAAACTCACGCGAGAGTTTAGCAATAGTTGCAGAATGATATTTTTCTAGGAGTAGAATTTTCTTATTTCTTGAATTTTCAATAAACATACATTGTTCTTTTGAAAACGCACTAAGGTCAAGTTCTATCTTCATATAGAAGCCCATCTTGTTTTCAATATATTCTTGAATTTCTTTATCTAGGTAAATAAAGAATTTCTCAATAAGTTTATGATCTTTCTTTAGTAT